ATGAGCAACAAAAAGCGAAACCTCCTCGACGACCTGACCCTGCGCCGTTTTATCGCGGCCGGAGATCCCACCGCGCGCAGCGATGGCGATGGCCTGACCTTCACGCTCACGGCAGCGGGCCACGCCACGTGGATTCTTCGGTATCGGTATGGCGGGCGCGCCAGAGAAATGACGCTCGGCGCATACCCAGCGTTGAGCCTTGCAGCTGCCCGCAAACAGACCCGGGATCTCCGCACCAGGATCGATGCTGGCGAGGATCCGGCGGCGACGAAGCAGCAGGCCAAAGCCCGCGCCGTGGCGGACTGGACGGTGCGAGAGCTGGCGGCGGACTTCAAGGAAAAGCGGCTCCCGGGCCTGGCTGAGGGCACGATCTATTACCGCACCAGCGACATCGACGAGGTTTACGTGCCGGCGCTCGGTTCGCGCCTGGTGACTTCCGTCGGGCCGGCTGACATTGTTCACGCGATCGAATCGGCAGGCAGGACGTGGAGTATCACGCGACGGCTGCTCAGCACGGGACGCCAGCTGTTCGGCCACGCCTGCGGCAAGCGCCTGATCGTGGCAAATCCGTGCGCGGGTATCGAGCTGACAGCCCTGGTGGGTAAGCGCCCGCAGGTCCGGAAACGGTTGATGCTCTCCACAGCAGAGCTTCACACGCTGCTCAGCGACATCGAGCAGATCGGCACCGACAACGCGCTGGCGTTTCGCATCCTCCTCGCCACCTGCGTGCGGTCGGTCGAACTGGTGAAGGCGGAGTGGCGCCATGTTGATTTCGAGCGAGGCACCTGGTGGGTGCCGGACGAGTCAGTGAAGACTCGCGCAGGATTCCTCGTCCCCCTCACGCCCACCGTGGCGGGCTGGTTCCAGCGGCTCAAGCAGCTCGCTGGCGAATCGAAGTGGGTGCTGCCAGCGCGGCGCGCCGATCGCGGCGAAACGCACGTCGGGCGCACGACCCTCTGGGCGGCTTTCGCGCGCGCATTCAAGCGCGGCGATATCGAGATCCGTCGCTTCACCCCGCACGACACGCGTAGCACCGCGAAGGGCCATATGCGCAACCTGGGTGTGTCACGCGAAATCAGCGAGATCGCGCTGAACCACGTGCTGCGCGGCATGGAAGGCATCTACGACGTGCGCGAGGAGATCCCCGAGCGGCGCGCCGCACTCGAACTGTGGGCGGCGTTCCTCGTTGAATGCGAGGCGGGCCGGGAGTGGAACGTTGTGCCGATCGGCAAGCGCGCGTAGGACAGCGCTGCCCACCCCGTACGGACTTCCCCGCCTCCCCACCGGCTGAGGTGGCGCGCATCCTGGCTGCATGGACTCCGACCCGCACGCCCTCGCCCACCGGCACATCCTCGACGCCGCCGCTTGGCTGCATTCGATCGCAGTCAATCCGTGCGCAGACGACGTGATCGGGCATGACGCGGCGCGCGCAGCAACGGAGCTGCTCGACGTGATCGCCGCATACCCCCACCTCTGGCCAGCACCGCCCGACGGCGGTCCGACGATTGCTGATCCGGAGTGACATCAGGAGCAGAACATGTGCGGACGAATCAGCCAGAGCCAGGACGGGCGCATCTACATGGAGGCGCTGAAGTTCTTCGATCGCCCGGCCGCCGAGGACAGCGAGTACGACCCGGGCCGCGCGCGGTGGAACGTCGCGCCGGGCACGCAGGTACGTGTCATCGCGCTCGCAGACGGGCGTCCGATCATGCGGCGCGAGATGTGGGGGCACGCCGGACATGGACCGCGACCGTACGTGAACGCGCGCGTCGAAACCGCGTCGACGTCAGGATTCTGGAAACGGATGTGGCAGCACGGCCGCGTGCTGGTGCCGGCGGATGGCTGGTACGAGTGGACCGGTCCGAAGGGTGCCCGGGTTCCGCACTTCATCGAGCGCCGAGACCACGAGCCGCTGCTGCTGGCCGCTATTGCCGCGCCGGATGGATTCGCGATCGTCACCGCAGCAGCCGACGAGGGGCTGCTGGACGTGCACGACCGCCGACCGGTCGCTCTGACAGCGGACGACGCCCGGGCGTGGCTCAATCCCGACCAGACAGACCAGGCGCGTGAGATCGCGGACCGCACCCTGCAGCCGGACGCCTTTCACTGGTTTGAGGTGCCTAAGGCGGTCGGTAACGTGCGCAACGACGCGCCGACGTTCGTAAAACCGGCCGACAGCGAATAATCCCCTACCGTTCGTCGGCGTCGAAGCGCGCACTACTGTACGTATATCCAGTATCGTCCGGCTTTTCAACGAGGAGGTTGGACATGCCGACGATCGATGCTGAGGGAATGCTTCACCTGTTCAACCGCCATCCGACTGGCCTCGTCGCGATCGACGAGCTGATGGCAGACGCGACGGCACATGAAATCGAGCGCGGCCACGCCGCCGCGGCTCTCATTGAGCTCCTTGCGCGCGGCACACTGGTGAAGGCGCCCGGCAACAAGCTGCAGCGGCCGGACTGACGGCGGCCGCCATGGCGACCACATACCCGACCACCCCGGCCCAGCCTGTCGGGCGGCCCTGCTACACCTGCGTGCACATGTGGGATATCGCGCCGATGGGCCACGCCACGTGCATGCGCGAGCGCGCGAAGGGCTTCACCGGCGTACAGCCGAACCCAGAGGGCGGGTGCGTGTACTGGTTGCGTGATCCATCGGCGCCGGTGGTGAACACCCGGGCCGAGTGGATTGCCCTGCATGGACCTGGCTTGACGGGATTCACCGAACGCAGCGAACGCAAGTTTCGGCCATCGATGACGGCGCACGATGTTCGGCGCGCTGTTGCATCCGGCGACGCGGAAGCGATCGCTTGGGAGGTGGCGCGCCTGCATGACACGCTGCGCCGTACCGTCGATGCGCTCTACTCAATGCTGGCACGCATCGAGCTCGAGCAGTTCCGAGACGACATCACGCAGCTGCGCGAGCTGCTCGCGTGCGAACCCGCAGTGCGCACGCATCTGCAGCGCCACGGTCAACGGCATCCCTCCACTGCCCCCTCGAGTCGCGCCTCATAGGCTTCGCGCATCTCGATCTCGGCGAGCGCGGCGCGCGTCCACTCAGCCGATCTGTCAGGGCTTTCTGTCAATCTCGCCGTGCGTGGCGATGCGACGCAAGACCGCGACTGCTCCGTCAAAATGGAAGCTGAGCTTATAGGCCTTGTTGCTGGTGACATCAACGGTGAAGATAGTCGGCTTTTTGCCGCGCGGCGTCACTGAGTGCGGACGGCGCGAGCCCGGGATCGGATCCTGAGACAACGCCCGAAGGCACTTGTCGACCTCATCCTTGATGTCGTCCGAAAGCCCCGAGTAGTCGCGGCTGAAACGGTCGGTGTACTGGACAGGGAAGCCGCCTTTCACAAGTCAGTCAACGTCCACGGCGAAGTGCTGCAATTGCGGCACTCATGTTGCCGAACTTTCGAACCCGACCTGCGGCAACATCGAGATCTGCTTCGATTTCGAGGGCCGTCCGGCGGACGTGATCAAGCATGTCGAAAAGACTGTCGATTGCGCCAAGCACCTGCTCGCTCATCGTCAGAATTTCCTGCGTAGCTTCGATTCGAAAACGCAACGTTTCCCTGCGCAATCGCCGCAGTTCCTCCTGCATCGACGCCGCGGTGCTATGAACGTAAGACATGTCGGTTTCCAGCGGCGTGCCGAGCATCAGCATCGAGTCAAGTTTCGGCGCGAGCGGCGAAATCGACTCGTCCATCTTCAGAATCGCAGCAGCGGTGCTCTGGAGGAACGTCATGACCTTTTTTTGCATCCGCACCTGCTGCCCTTTGTCAGCATCGATCAAATCATCGATGAGCTCGAGCTTCTCCATAGCGACTCGACTTTTGTCGGCTATTTCGCTAACGAGAACTCGATCCAATCGAGGGGGAGCGGATGTGGAGACCATGCGAGACAGTGTACCCATCTCAAAGCCGAGGCGCCACGCACGGCAGAGTGACAGCCTCAAGCCGCGCCGTGTAATCCCACAACAGGACATATCCCGTTCCAAGCGCGCCGACGCCCCGGCCTGACGGCATGCGCGCGATCTCTTGCGGCGCCTGCATGTCCGGCCGCGCTGGCATCTCCGAAATGCACTTCGTTGGCACTTCCACCTCGACGGTGACCGTGCGCACCACCGGCTCCGGCCGCACAACCGGCACCGCGCCGCATCCGGCCAGCACCAGGGCACTACCGGCCCACAGCAGAACTGAACGCATCCCATCCCTCCTGGCAAGTTTTCGGAGCTTCGCGCGCCAGCAGGCCGCGCAGCACGTGGACCGATTCCAGCAGCCCGCTGTTCCGGGCCTCGACGGCGCGCAGCTGCCGCTGTCCCTCCGCCTGCTCCGTCTCCGCGCGCTCGGCCGCCTGGCGCGTCGCCAGCCCCTGATCGCGCACAGCCGCCTCCAGGGTCGCGGTGTTCCCGCGGCATGTCGCCAGGTTGCCGGCCAGCACGCCCACTGCGGCCACGGCCGAATCCCGCGCCCGCCGAGCCTCGTTTCGCGCGGACGCGATGCTCACCACCGCCACCAGCAGCGCCAGCACGATGACCAGCAGCGCGGCGGTGGACACCTTCCACGGGACGGCCGTCATGGCGCGCTCCTGGGCCAATCCGGCAAGCCGACCGTCTGCCCGGCCAGCGCATGCGTGCAGTCGCCCAGAAACTGGATGCGACCGGCAGTCACGAACGAATGGCACACCGCCGGCGGTGCTCCAGCCGTACTGGCATCAGCACCGTCGTAGGTCACCAGCACCGACGGCGTGAACGTGGGCGCGTCGGCAGAGCCGTTCCAGCCCCACCTGGGCCAGGGCCGGCACCGGTGGCGACCTGGTGGCCGCGAGCACATCCCGGGCACCAGAACGCCAACCGCCCGCCCTCCAGGCTGCGCAGCTTGCTCGACAGCGCGCTCATGCCGCGTGCTCGCTGCAGGCTTCGACCGCCTCCGCATACAGCGCGTCCCAGGTCCGCCGATGCGGCTTGCCCGGGCGCCACGTGCGCAAGTACAGCTGCCATGCGCCCTGGGAGTCGCCGATTGCAGGGAGCGGGCCCGGGTCCGACCACAGCAGCAGCCGCGCGAAGCCGGCGGCCAGCACGTCGTCGTGCTCGAGCTGGTTGTAGACGTCGCGCGCCACCGCCTGTACGCCGCGCGCCGCGCACAACGTCACCGCATGCGCTGCGGTGGCCGCATGCCGCAGCACGCCCGCGACGCCACCGCCCTGCTCGAACTGCCAGAGGCCGCGCGCCGGGCCGCCGATCTGCTGGCGGTGCACCAGACGAGATTCCTGCAGGCCGATGGCCACCATCTGCACGCGGCCGCGCGCGGAGTCCATGCGGGCAGGCAGCAGCGTCAGCGCCGGGTCGATCGCGGTGATGATCACCGTTTGCGTGTTGGCCATACCACTCCCCTGTTGATGTGTTTTTTGACGACGGTCACGACGTAGAAAGCCAGCGCGATCGAGAGGAACGTCGCTCCGTCGCTGATCCAGCCCTGCTCCTTGATCCGCCAGGCGGTACCGAGGGCGGCGATGGCCACCGCCGACAGCCCGATGCGTTCCAGCAGGGTGTCGTTGATGCGCGGTGAGAACACGGCGGCCGTCGCGCCAGCGAAGGTGATCAGCCAGCAGATGGCCGACACGACGGCCTGTGTGGTGATGAAAATGGCTTTGAGATCGTCCATATCAGCTGCTCCCCTTGCTGCCGCGGATGCGGTCGATCACTGCTTGCCAGAGGCCGCCAATGGGCGCCTGCTGGACCCACTCCCAGGCGCGCGACACCACGGCCATCCCGAAGAGTCCGAGCAGGAAGCCCGTCAGCCCCTCCGGCATGCCGGTGACGATCGCCAAGTGCGGGGCCGCGTAGAAGCTGATGAGCGAGCCGCTCGCGGCCATGCTCAGGCGGGCCGGCCAGCTGCCCTGCAGGTAGCGCATCGAGACGAGAGAACCGGCGACGCCCGCCAGTTGGGCCGCCAATTCGTCGAAGTTGATGTGGATCACTGACTGGCTCCAGGCGAAAAAAAACCCGCCAGCGGCGGGGTGATGGGCGGCGCATGCGCGGGGGTCATTGCGGCGTCTCCGGCGCGGCGAGCCAGCCGTGGGCCACGCCGTAGTCGGTCAGGCCGGCCACCGTGTCCAGCGCGTCAAGCGCGGCGTGATGCGCCCGCTCCGACGCGAAGCAGTCCTGCACGTGCAGTGCGATCGCCGAGGCGATGCCGCGCAGCTCCGCAATGGTCAGCGTCACCCAGCCAGTCGCGGCCTTGAACTCCACCTGCGTGATGCCGGCGGCGTCGGCGTTGGCGATCACCGTCGTGATGCGGTTCTGGTCTTCGGTGGCCGTGTTCACTCGCACGCCGCCCGGCAACTCGACGCCGCCGGTCTCCGCGTCGTAGCGCCGCGCCGTAGCCGTGGCCTTCAGCTGGTCGCGGAGACGCTGGACGCGGGACTCCGCTGACAGCGGAGTCGTCGACCAACCGCGCCGCCACTCCCCGTCCACGAGAGCCGGCGCGGTCGGGAGGATGGATTCGAAGTCTCCCTCCGGAGGCGGATCGATATGAATGGCAACCACCCCGTCGACGGCCATTCGTTCGTCGATGTTGTGCTCGCCGATCTGGTCCGGAAACATGACGTCTGGGTACGCTGCGCGGAGGTCGAGCGGATAATCCAGCTCGCCGCCGCTGTTGAGCTTGCCGAAGATGATGGTCATTGCGGAATAGTCCCAAGGAATTGAACAGGGCCGGATCCAACGAGCGGCTGCCACATCATTGCTTTCCCGAGCACCACATCCCAGTAGATGAACAAGTCCATGACCAGGGACGCGTAGGCCGTCCCGTCGTTCGAACTCAATGACGTGTAACCGTTGCGGGTGCTGGGATAGAAGACGCTCGTCGAACTCGCTGTGAACCTGCCGATAGATTTTTGGTTGAGGGTGCCCGACCAGGACCCTTCCGGGTAGGCGTGCTGCAGGACGCGCGACACCGAAGACAGCTGCGTCATGATGTTGAAGGCGAGCGGCGAGCCATACATGCTCCCGACACCCATGGCGGTGTGCTGCAACTCGAACGTGCCGGACGCCAAGTTGGCGCTGCCGCTGCGCGCGGCGAGCCCTTGAGCCGTTACCCAAGCTTCGAACTTTGCATAGCTAGACAGATCCGGATATTCGTTCGCCGTTCGGGTGTCGGGAAACTTCCTCTTGTTGCCGGGCCAGATGATGCGTACAGCTGCTTTCCCGGGGGAGCCATTCACGGATGTGTTACCGCCCATGCCGCCGCCGTAGTCGCCACCTTTCACAGTGTTGGTCGTTCCAGACTCGCCGCCTGAGCCGCCAACGCCTCGACCCGTGCCGCTCGCTCCCTGCCCGAGGAGGCCAACGCCGCCGCCGCCCCCGCCATCCAAATACGTATTTTGGCCGGACGAGCCGCCAGAGCCAGCACCACCCTGCCCCGGCTGACCCTGAGGACCGCCAGTACTATATGGAGAGCCGTTGTTCGCCCCGTCACCACCATTGCCGCTATAACCACCAGCGCCGCCGCCAGAGCCGTACGTGTTGCCTGCCGCCGCGCCCTTGCCGCCGTTCCCGCCCCCATCTCCGACGCCGCCACTGCCGCCAAGTGCCCCGGAAACCGTACCGTTCGACCCGCTCATGGCAACACAAGACGTCACATTGAATGAAGTCGATCCGGCTTTCGACGTCGAGCTCGCCGCGGCGACGACCACCGTGTAGAGAGTGCCGGGGACGACCGGAATGTCGTTCTTGTATCGAAGCTCCCCGCCTCCGCCGCCGTGCCCGCTGCCCGCGTATCCGCCGACGCCGACTGCAACAACCGAAACGGAAGTCACGCCCGGCGGACACGTCCATTGGAACGTGCCCGGCGTTGTGAATTCGGCTTGCCCGGCGACCCTTGCGCTTCGCGCGGTCGTGAGCAAAGACTTAACTGCCATCGCTACGCCCCTTGCCGAGAATCCATTGGATTGCAGTAGCGCTGCTCTTCCGGCCGGTGATGACCAACTCGACAAAGGTTCCCGGCGCAGGCGAAGGCACCACCACCCCGCCTTCGGTGGCCCACTTCAAGACCGACGTAAAGGCCACGCCCGCGAACGTCACCGTGAATGCAGTCGTGGCGTGTGCCCGCAACCTCACAATCCGCGTGATCTCCACGTTATCCGGGAGAGAGAGATACGGGATATTCAAAGTGAGGTTCCCGTTGAGCGTGAAGTCGTACCCGGCCCAGCTGCCGAAATCGAGGGACGCCGCACCGCTGGCACCTGTGACCGTCAGGACTGATTCGCGCAGAGCTGACACCGTAAGGGCCTTGAAGCTGCTGTCGCTATCTTCTACGGCCCCCACATTCCACGGAAGAATATCGGTGCCGTTGGAATAGACGATGCCCGACCGCCAAGCCATCTTCGCGGTGCCGGCCGCCGACCTGGACGTGACACGCTGGGTGAACCAGGTGACCCCTTCGAAGACATTAGAAGAGACTTCCACGAGCACCGGCCCGACGAAGCCGAGCGGCACGTCGACCGCCCCAGAATCTATGGCGTACCGGCCGTTGGTCAGTAGAGTAGCGAGCGAGGTTCCGTTCGGGAGATGCGTCGCACCCAAGAACCGCTCGTCGTTCTCCGCGTTGTTGCGGAACAGCGTTGGCGCGGTGCCATGGATGTCGCCCAGGACGATTTGCTGCGCCTGATCGCGTGCGGCCTCGGCTGCCACCTTCGCAGTGTTGGCCGCCGTGGCGCTGCCGGCAGCAGCTACCTTGCTGTCGTTCGCCGACGTAGCACTGCCGGCAGCAGCGACCTTGCTGTCATTGGCAGCTGTAGCGCTACTCGACGCGGCCGAAGCGCTGCCGGCGGCCGCCGATTTGCTTTCGCCGGCGGCAGTGGCACTGCTCGCGGCTGCCGTCGCGCTGCCGGCGGCTGCTGTCTTGCTGTCGTTGGCAGCAGCGGCACTGCCTGCAGCCGCGGAGGCCTTCGCATTGATCTCGACAACCACAGCGTCGATCTGGGTGCTGAAGTTCGGAAGCTGCGTCAGGAAGAACGTGTCCAGATCCGCGCGAAAGGTCGGGCTGGTCCGATCCAGTGATGGGAGCGGGGTAATGGTCATTGCGTCATGCCCTCGACTTCAAGCGAACAGAGGTGGTGCGTGGGGTAAGCCACGTCGATGGAAAAGTCTCGGTAGAACCCGTACACGAGCAGCGGCTCGTAGCCGAACTCCTCGGTGCCGATGTACACGCACGGCGTCGCCCGCAGGCTGGCTAGCAATCGGAAAATCCGGTTGAAGCCGAGCTTCTCCGTCATCACGGAGAAGCTCGCCCTCTTGCTGTAATCGCGCTCCAGTACCGACACGCGGCCGAAGACGTCGCGATCCTTCTTGCTGAAGTCCAGAATGCCTACCGTCGCGCCGTATTGCGTGTCGCCGATGTTGTGCAAAGTGCCCGGCTTGAAGGCTCCGATGGCCGCATCCGCCCCGCTGCTTGTAATCGTCAGCTTTAGCTCGCCGCTCGGGTACTGGCCCGGCAGGTCGGTCAGCACGACGTCGGTCAACGGTTCGAACTCGGCGAAGAACCAGTCGTAGACGTCGGTGATGATCGTCCCGTCCAGATCGATCAACCGGTCGTAGACCACTGTGCCACCTGGGGAGTCGGTGTATTCAACGCGGGCAGTCCGACCAGCCATTTCCAAAAGCGGCACGCCGCCGACGCTGCCAGGACGCACGACGACCACAAGCGGCGATGGCCCGCTGGTGACCGACCCGATCGCATCATCGAACATGGCGTACCGCAGCGTCGGGCCGAGTAGTTGCCATTTCGCCGGGGTCACCAGGCCGCTTTCCGGCGCCGGATTCGTTCCTGTCGTCGGAGCGGTAATCGCTACGATGGCCCGATACCGCAAGTGGTTCGGCCGATAGACGACCGTGTCGACCGCGTAGGCCGCCGTGCCGCTCCACAACGTGCCATCGCCCGGGCTCGGTTCAGGCACAGTGCTGCTGACAATCATGGAGTCGGTGATCACCGCAGGCTTGATGATCTTCATGAGGTGGTCTCCTCCCTCGTTTCAGGCATCCCGCCGGCGTCCCACCGAGTGACTGTTTTGGCCGTCTTGGCAGTGTGCTGCGCCGTCGCCCTCGCCTCGTCGCGCAGTCCTTGCACTTCTTGGCGCAGCGCGCGAAGCTCGGCGACGACCGCCGCACTGTTTCCATCCTCGGTGCGCGGCCTGTCCTGCAGTGCGCGGTATGCGCGTGCCTCCGGCGCAGGCAATACGGTCTCGCCCGAATGCAATTCCGCGCGATACCCGTCAAACGGCACCGACCAAAGCCCGCCGGCGTGCGAACCGTTGATGGCGTTCTTGCCAGCGTTGATCGCGGCAATTTCCGCTGCGATTGCAGCGGGATCCGCGCCGTTCTTGATTGCCTCGTTCCAGAAGTTCCAGCCGCCTGCGTCGAGGTAGCCGATGCCGCTGCCGTTGTAGGCATCCCAGACCGCCTGCTCAGTTGATGACAGTCCAGCAGGGGCGCCATTGGTGCTCGCGGGCGGCTTGCTGGCACCGAGCGAAGCGAGCGAGATCCGCAGCCCTTCCAGCGCCTGCGCGACCGTAAGCAGCGCCGTGCTGTTGCCCAGTGCCGCATCGAGCTGCGCCTGGGCAGTCTCCAGCATGTCGTCGTAGTACTTGATCTGCTGGTCGTACTCGTCCTCGGCGACTTTGAGCTGGTCCTTCAGGGCAGCGAGCGTGCGCTCTTCGATCGACAGCTGCGTGTCCGTCAGTTGCCCGAGGGCGGCGATGTCGTTCGCCGTCTTCAGGAAGTCGAGCTGGTAGTCCTCGAAGGTTGCGAAGAGTTCCTGCGATGGCTGGGCAACGACCCCCAGCGCATTCTCCAAGCTGTCTGCCGTCGGCAGGCCACCGCCGGCCCGTGCCGTCGCGAGCGCGCCGGAGATCTGGGCCTGAGCCTGCGCCCGCTGCATCGCGGCATCCGCCTGGCCGAACATGGTGTTCAGCGTCGACTTCAACCGGTCGCTCAAGCCCTTCAAGTTCGTCACCGACGTCGTCGCCGCGTCGATGCCCTCCTGCATAGCTTGCTGCTGGACCCGCCACGCTTCCGTGATCAGGTTCTTCTGAGCGTTCACCGACCGCGTCAGCGCCGACAGCGCACCGCTCGCGGCCGTCTCCGCAGCAGAGCGCGCTGCGGTGATGATCGACTTGATCTTCTCCGCGATCTTGTCGGCGTCGACCTTCAGGTCGGCAGCCAGCTTGTCCGCCTCGGCCTTCGTGTAGTCGGCCCACGTCCCAAACGCATCCGACATGCCGAGCAGCGTGGCGTAGACCTGCTGCCCATTCACCGTCGCAAGGTCTTGGTCTTCCATAAGCGCCCGGAACCCGGCGCGGGTCGTAGGGATATCCTCGACGCCCATCGCCCGGAACATGTCCCTCATCGACCCCAAGCTGGCCGTCATGCGCTCCGCCTCGGTGTAGTAGCCCTGCTGATACGAATTCAGCTGCTGCCCGAACGCATCCAGCCCACCAGCGGCGGCGACAATAGCCTCACGCGCATCCCAGGTTGTTTCAGCCAACTGCGGGAACGAATGATTCATCGCGTCGAACGCGACGTTCAACGAGCGAATCAGCTCAAGCTGCTCTTTCAGCGCATCGATCTGCTCCTGCGTCGCTTCAGTAATGTTGGCGTCACGCAGAACGTTGGCGAATTGCGGTGCGATGTTCGATTGCTGGAGTCCGCCGAGAATGCTGCGCTCGATTACAAGCGCTGCATTCTTCTCCAGGTCTGCATTGGCGCCTTCGATTGCGGTGCCGAACACGGCGACGCCGTCACGGCTGATTACGGTACCGGCGTTGGCGCCTTTGCCGTCAGGCGAATAGGCGGTTTGCATGCCGATGCGCAGGCCGGTGGAGTCGCCGCCATAACGTGCGGCGAGCCCCGTAATGTTCCCTGCGATGCCTTGCGTGGCGTTCACCAGACCCGGGGCGACGCCTTTATAGCCCCGGCGGTCACCGTAGAAGAATGAGTCGTCCTCAACACTGTTGATGCCGCTCGATGTGACGTCAGCAATCCCGTAGTTGCCGACCCCAGGTTTCGTTTTCGGCCCGTCGAGCAATCCGCCGATCTTGCTGCCGATGAACGATCCGATCGGGCCGCCGAAGTAAGCGCCGATGGCCGAACCGATGGCGGCGCCGAAGTCGCCGTTCATGGCCGACATGATTGAGCCGGCGACCATCATTGCGCTGCCGGCGAAGTCAGCGACCTGCGCGATCTGGGCGGTGTTGCCCGCCACGTATTTCGCGACGGTGCCCATGATGCCCTCGCCGCCCAGGCTGCCCGAAGTCAACGCGCTGAGGCCCTTGACCGCCATATCACCGAACGACATGCCGAACCCAGATTGCCCGCTCGACCCCGACTGGGCGCCGCCGCTAGCGGTCGATGACACAGAATTTACGGCTGACTTCGTCAGTCCGAGAGCGTCGGTGATGTAGCTCGCGGCGCCCTGAGCGACCGGCTGCAGAATCGGCTTCAGTACCAGCGTTGCGAACATGTTCTTCAAGGTCTTGACGAAGTTTTCGCCGAAACCCCGGCCATCTTCGAAGCCGCGCAGCAGCGCGTCGGTCAGCGAATCGCCGATCTGCTCGTTCTGGCGCTTCGCTTCCTCGGTGAACTTGTCCTGCGCTTCCAGGCGATCGAGCTCGTGCGTGCTGCCAGCCGAGTCGGCCAGCGCATCTGCGCGCCGGCCAAGCGCCGCAACTTCGCGCTCGATCAGCGCGATCTCTTCCTGGCGCTTGCCCTGCATGATCGCCATGGCCAGCTGCGTGCGCGCCATTGCTTCGTCTTCGCGCGCCCGCACCGCCACCAGGTCAGCGATTGCGCCCTTCGACATGCCGTACTGGTCGATCTGGTCGCGCAGGGCCTGAGCTTGGTCCTCGGCGGTCTTGGCCGTGCTTTCGGCAGCTTCTGTCCATCCCTTCTGGAACCCAAGCCAGTAGCGCGTCAGTTCATCAGCACCGTTCTTCTCCGCCTCGAAGACGGCGAGGATCGTGCGGCTCGCCTCGCCAGCCGCCTTCACACGGTCCGCTTCCAGTTTGCGGCGTTCCGCCGCGGTACCCTTCCCCGACGCGATTTGGCCCTCGATAACGGCCAGCTCGTCGCTCGCGGCGTTGGCCGTGACGACCGCTGCCTGAGTGGCGAGCTCGCCTTTCGTCTCGTAGTACTGCGCTGCGCCTTTCAGGCCGACTTGGTATGCAGCCTCGTTGTCGCGCGCGGCGCGCGCCAGGATGTCGGATTCGGCCTTCGCAGACTGTTCGATGGCTTGGATCTGGACGCTGTAATCGAGCGGAACCGCCGCGCCCTTCGGACCTGCCTTTTCCTTGTACCGGTCGCGGATGTTGTTCATTTCCGTATCGCGACGCTTCAAAGCAGCGACGTATCGGTCAGACGTCTTGTCCATGCCGTCGGTGACGCGCATGAACTCTTTCTCCGCTGTCTCCAGCGCGAACGTCATCTCCTCGGCCTTCGTCATGCGGCTGGTGTCGTTGACGTAGTTGTCGAATCGAGCTGACACTGCGCCCTGATAAGACTTCTCCAACTCATCCTTCTGGCGACGCAGGAGACGGATTTCGTAGTCCAGCCGCTCAAGATCCGTGACCGCCTGGAAGTTCGCATCCGCGTTCTTCGCCCCTTGGCTGCCCCACATCTGGCCGATCGTGCGGGTCTCACGCTGACCAGGGGTGACCTGCGCCTGTTGGGCTGCCGAAAACGAAGCCTGGGCAAGGGTGCGCTGAGCCGACAGGCGTTGCAAATCGGTTTCTATCTTCGCCACTTGGGACGAATACTCCGCGGCGGTAAATGCGCCCGCGACTGCCTTCTTGCTCTCGATTCCCAGCTGGCGATATTTCTCGATAAGGCCGTTGATGCCAGCTTCGAGCTTCGCCGCGCCCGCTAGAGCGACCTGAGCTGCGCTTTCCTGCGATGCGCCGGCTTCGTTGGCCTTCGCAGCGGCGCTGCCGTGTAGCGCAATCAGCGCGCCAATGGCCGCGCCAACTGCTGCAATTGCAAGTACGACCGGGTTGGCGCTTGCGGCGACGAGCGCAAGGCCCAGCGCCTTGGCCGCACCGGTAGAAGCCACCATTGCCACAGTCAGAACGCCGATGCCTGCGGCAACGGACGCAATCGCGACAGACGCAAGCGTCGCATTGTCCTGGGCGAGCTTCACCGCAGCCGTGAAGGTTTGGACACCGGCGAGATACGCCGGCTGGAACGCGGCCCCAATCTTCACGCTGAGATCGTCAAGGTGGCGACTGAGGGAAAGCGCCTGCTTCCCTGCGTTCGTCATACTGACTTCGTACGAGCCAGCAAGGGCCGGGGCTTGAGCCATCGTGACGTTTGTCCTGGCCTGCATCTTTTCTTGTTCGGAAAGCGACTCGGTGGTCTTCCCGAGCGTTGCAGCGAGCGTTCGGTATCCCTGCTCGAAATTTACGTTCAGCCCGATTCCGCGCAAGACCTCAACTTCGGCGCTTTGAATGCCCTGCATCATTCGCTGCAACGCCTCGGACGAGGAGATGTTGCCGATGGTGGCCGCATCCTGCGCCAGACGAGCAAGCTGCGTAGCCTGGCTCAAGTCCATATTGGCCTGCACCATGCGCGAGATCGTTTCGCGTGATTGAGTCATGCTGATGCCGGTCTTCTGCAGCTCGTTTTGAAGGCTCGCCAGCTCTCCGCGGGCATAGCCCGAGTTCTTACCGACGGCGTTCATCACCAAGCCAACTTGCTCATAGCGCGAAGCATCGACCGTCACGCTCTTGATGGTGCCCAGAAGTTGCGAAGTGCTGACCAAGCCCCCCAGCGCTGCAGCCAGGGTTTCAAGCCCAGATGCTGCGCGTTCGCCAGACTCGCCAAGGCCCTTCACATCGGCCGACGCCTTGCCAGCCGCAGCGCCGGCCCGCCCTGCCGAATCAGCCGCACCTGTCATTGCTGCATTCAGCTTGTTCATTGCGGCGCCGGCCATATCGGCCGCCTGCTGGACAGCGGACGTTTGTCCTGCATTGCGCGCATACGCAGCCGACATGCGGTCAAGAGAGGCGGCCATACGCTCGACGACGGCAAGCAACTTTCCCTGCGTGCCGTTGAGGGTGTCGAACTTGCTCGACAGGCCACTCGTCTCGGCTGCGACTCGCTCGATGGAGTCGATCCATGCACGGCCAGCTCGCTTTGCCGAGCCCTCGGTACGAGTACCAGCATCGGTCAGCGCGTCGAGGTCCTTGCGTGCCGCCACCGCGCTGGAACTGTCGATACCGACGATCAGACTGGCGATTTGCTCGCTCATGACGCGCCCATAAAAAAACCCCGCGCGGGCGGGGCTGAAATGAAAAACCCGCCGAAGCGGGTGTCTATCTGTCCTGGCTCACGCGCCGATCAATTCAGCAGCCTCACGCCGGAAGCGGGAGAGGCCACCCCCATCATCTTCCCATTCAGGAAGAACTGGATTTCGCGTGCCTTCATCCCTTGCATGCACGCGTCCGAATCGGCGAAGGTCTTGATCAGGCCGAGTTGCTGATCTCGCGGCAGCGTTCCGACGTTGTCTTTCCAGGTGAATTTGACCACCCCCTCGGTCTCGTACCACGAAGCCATTTGCAGAAGGTTCGTTTGCACCTTCGTCGCAGCATCGATGTCACAACCTGCCGCTGAAGCTTTAGCCGCCCCACCTAATGCCAACACCGCCACGACGGCGGCACACGAAATTTTCAGCACGGAATCCCCCTATGTTGTGGGGGAAAATATAGCCGGATGAGCAGGCAGGTAGTAAGCCCAACACAGCCACATGGTTTCGACGTAGATCATCAGCCAGCGGGCAGGCTCGCAGAATCCGCCTTGCCATCCCGCTCGGCCGTCGCCTATAACGGACGCCCACTCGCCCGAAGCAAATCATGACCGCCATTGTTTTTCGCACCGTTGCCTTCCTGTTGCTCTCCGTCTCTCTCACCGCTTGCTCCGACGAAAAGCCGACCACAAAGATCCCTGCGGCGTCACCCGCTGTTGTTGCCGCACCTTCCGCGCAGCCCACCGAGGCCGAATGCGAAAACGTGAAGAACATCTCAAATATCGAAGAACGGCAAGCACTGGCACGTCGGTGCATGCGCAGTGGCTCATTCGTCTCGAGCGAGCCGAAGGGCTGGCGGCCCTAAGCCCTCCGCCAAGGAAAAGCCACCTTGCGGTGGTTTTCTTCATTGCAGCGCGGCTGCCATCAAAACGTTCTTCATCCGCCCATCCACGGCGATCCCCTCTGGTGGCTGTTTGGGGAATGTAGCCAGATGAGCCGCAAACCAGCATTGCCGCGGGAGGCACGCGTCGGATATAACCAAGCCTCCCTTGGAGCACCCATGCGCGCGCCCGCCCTCGCCCTGCTTTCGTTTGCCCTCGCCTTCTCGTTCGCAGCCGAAGCCCGGAACTGCATGAAGGGTATACCTTGCGGAAATTCCTGCATCTCCGCGAGCAAGACATGCAGAATAGGCGGTCCGACGTCGACGACAGATTCGTACCGCTCCTATACTGCACCGGCCGCAGCGACCGGCGCCATGGGCCTCGCTGGCATGGCGGGGGGCAGTGCCGCCTTGCAAGGAGAGGTGCTGTATGCCCGGGAAGACACCGACGTCCTGAATCAACCGGGACCCACAGCGGCGGTCAACGGCCGACTGCGGAAAGGCACCGCGGTCGCAGTCCAGCAGATGTCCGGCGCGAGCTGGGTGCGAATCGCGCCGGATGCCAAAGCCCAGCAGCGCTGGGTGAAGCGGGACGCGCTGCAATCGATGCCCTAGGGCGCTATCCCCGAATCACGTTTTTGATGTGTCGCGCCACGTGCGCTTTGCGCTCAGGCTCCGGCAGGTCATCCCATTCTTTCGGCTCGGGTGCCGCGTCGTCGTCCTGCTTGGTCGCCACTGCCATGTAGGCGGCATCCATGCCGCGCAGCGCCTTGAGTTCCCACCAAGTGAGCCGAACGCCCTCGATCTCGGACCACGCCTTGATCTCGGTGATGTTGATCGGATTCGGGCCGAACCCGCCCGACCCTCTTCCCGCATGCAGGCTCAGGAACCAGTGCCAGATGTACTCCCCAGCATGGGGCAATCGCGGGGCGTCCACCAAGCGCAATGGAGGAACGCCCGTCTTCTCCGCGATCTTCACGAGCCGCTCGCGCAAGCTGGTCTTGTCTTTCCGGCGCGCCGAAAGCTCGAATTCTGAGCGCGTGAACGCGATCAGGCCTTCGACGAGCCCGGAGTAAAAGCGGCGGCGTCGGCCGACTTCTCGAGGACCTGCTGCACGAACCCGGGGTTCTTCGAGAACAGCTTGCGCAGGTTCGACTCGCTGAACTCTTCGCGCAGGCCGCGCCAGCCGGACACGCTGACGACGGCTTTCTCGATGGTCAGCTCGACGTCGTCCTCGATCGGACGGATGTCCGCGTTCTTGCCCTTGCGCTTCGCAACTTCTTCTTCCCGGCGCCGAGCGTTGATCGTGCGGAACACGTGCGCCTGGATGCGCTCGGACTGTTCCCCGATCACTTGCAGAATGACGCCCGTCTTCGTGCCGTCCGCTCGCAGCAGCGGCAAATCGACGCCGCTGTCGTTGGCGGCGCGCTCGTTGAAGTCGTCGATCGAGGCCAGCACGGCGGTTTCGTTGTTCAGGTCTTGGGATTTGGTCATGGTTTGGTTCGCGGAGAGAAGTGAATGCCCGTGCCCGGCTGCCCGCCCTCCGCGAAGAAGGCGATGCAGCCGAGTCGGTGCGACGGTGGGCGAGTGCCCGGGTTAGGTGGCGGGGACTTCGATGATCCCGACGCCGGTCTTGCTGGAGGTGAGCTCGAGGCTCACCGTGCCGGAGCGGATCGTGTCGACGCCGGCGGCGTTCTTGACGAACGACATCACCTTCGCGGGGAAGTAGTCGACGTCGCCGCCTTGGTACTCGACCTTGAAGAAGTAGTCCTCGTCGCTGTCGACAGCTTCGTCGAGCAGGATCTGTCCAGCGTCATCCTTGTCGATGGCCAGCTGCAGGGTCTTCTGGCCCTGGTTCACCGAGCCCTTGAACTTTTGCACCACGCGCGTGCCGATCGGGCTGTGGGTGACGAGCGCCGACGTCTTGCCGTGCTGGCCGCCGTCGGTGATCTCGCCGATCGTCGTGAAGGTCAGCGCGGCGTAGCCGGAGGCGGTGAAAGTGGCCGGCGCGGCGGCAGAGATGCCGATGGTGGTACCGGCAACGGTTTCGACGGTCATGGTCGTTCCTCAAAGAAAAGCCCGCCGAGCTTTCGCTGGGCGGGCGATGGTGCTGCCGTTGCCGGCAGGATTGGGGGATTACTTGCTGGGTTTGCTCGCAGCGGCTGCGGGCGCGGCGCCGGCCGTCTCGGCCTGGACGGCGGCGGCCTGCGCCACCGCTTCCTTCGTGGCACGCACCGCGTACTTGTTTTCCGTCAGCCAGTCGGCGCGCTCGGCCGGCACGCTGAAGACCTCGTCCTTGGCGTGCTTGCCATCCGGGCCGCTGAAGGCCTTCAGTGCGATCATGGAAATGCTCATGTGTCGTGCTCCTATGCGGGAATGACGCGGTCTGCCCGGTAGCGGATGCTGACCGGTATCTTCGTGCGCGCGGTGTCGGGCAGCGCAGGCCCAACGGCCGACACGGCATCGATGCGGACGACGATGCCGGCACCCTGCAGCTGCAGGTTCCGGGGGAAATGGGTGGCGACGGCATCCGCGAGCGTGCGGAGCGTCACCGGATTGCCAGCGGCCGGCCCGTTCACATCGACCTGGTAGATGCCAACGAAGCGCGTCCGCTTGATGCTGATGTCAGGGTTGAATGGATTCGCCGGCAGGTGGAAGTCCGCCAAGTACGTCTCGGTCGCCGTCGGCGTGAACGGCACCAGTGTGTACGCGACGCGCAGCACCGGCGACTGCGCCGCGGCGAATGTCTTAAGCCGCACCTGCAGGGCGGCGACGATCTGCTGGTTCATCTCAGGGCCGCCATCGCTCGGTTGACGTACTGCTGCGCCTCGGCAACCGAGACGCGCACCATGCCGGCCGGAGCCTGCTTGGAGTGGCCTTCGAACTCGATTGGCACGGCATACGGTAGGTTGTTGCTCAGCCAGGTGATCCCGCCGGCAGCAGAGGCGTCGACCGCAGAAGCGATCTTCGTCAGCACGCCGGCATGATCCGTCGTGTCGAGCCGCGACGTCAGCGGCGCGCCGGGACTGAATTGCCAGTTCGCACGCAGGCGCCCCCCGACGTAACCTTCCGGCGCCGGGCCCGCCCATGTGTCCGGGTTTCCCACCGGCGTGCGTTCGACGACCGCCGTCGCCAGTTCCAGCGTGATCGTGCGCACCACCACGTCCATGTTGGTGCTTGCCTTCGCGGCGAACTTGGCGAGGTCTTGACCGAAACTCATGGCGCGCCCCGGATCTGGATGATGAACAGCACGTCGACGTCGCCTGGGGCCACCGCTTCGAAGGCGACGACGGTGTAGACGTCGGGGCCGACCGCGATCAGCTCGCCGGGCTTTGGTCTCGGCAGGCCGACCGCATCGGCGTACACCCGCTGGTCGCCCTGCTGCACGCGGCTGCCGTCGATATCCTTCTGCTCGTAGCCGATGCGGACGCCGACGCCGGTGAAGATTTCCGGACCGGCCCCTGGCGACGTGCCCGTCTCCGGGTCGTACTCGCCCGGCTCGCCAGCCCTGGTGATCGACACCGACGTGGCCACACCCCGCTCTTTCGCCCGCTGCAGCATCGCCAGCGCGCGCTGTGCGTGCGCGGCGCTCATGCTCGTGCCAGCGGAGTGACACCCCAGCCGCCCTTTTTCACCAGCAGCGGCGCGAGCAGCCCGTCAACGAAGGCGTAACGGGTCTGCCCGCCGTTCACCGGATCCGCATAGTCAGTCTTCAGCGGGCCGATCGTTTCGGACTTGATCCGCCCCTCGGCCACGACGTCGGCGAACAGCGGGCCGGTCAGCGCGCGCAGGGCAAGCTCGCTCGTTGCATCGGTGACTCTCTTGAGCGGCCAGCCGAACCCGGTGCGCGGCCACTCCAGCGCCTGGCCGGCCGCGAGCGGCGCGCCCGCGAACGGGTATTCCGGGTTCGAGTCGATGTAGGCCGTCGCATTACGCAGCGCGACTTCCTTGGCACCTTCCTCGGCCGCCGCCCACGCAGCATTGCCGCGGGCGACATGGTAGGCGTCGGCGCTGGCCACCGAGACGTAGCTGTCGGCATCCGGCAGGCCGGTACCGTCCTCAACGACCAGCGCCATGATCACGCCGCTCCGTCGAGCAGCGCGGCCAAGTCGGCCTTTTTCGTCACGCCGTCCGGGATGGCGATGCCCTTTTCTTCGAGCGCCGCCCGGATCTCTTCGACCTTCAGGCCGTCTGACGGCTTTCCTTCGTCGGACTTGCCCGACTCGGCGGCACGTCCTTCGGCTTGCTTGCGGATCATGTTGATCTGCGCGAGGGTCAGCTGTTCGCCTTCCTTCGGCAGTTCGATCGTGTCTTTGCTCATGGGATTGCTCCAGAGAGGCAGGGGCCGGAGCCCCGCCCAGGCTTAGGCGCCCTTGATCTTCAGGAAGGCCAGCGGCACGTTCTTGCGGTCGACCACGCGGTTCCAGTTGGCCGCCTTGCGCAGGTCGACCAGCAGCGGCGTGAATTCATCCTCGCTGGTCGCGGCGCCGGTGCGGCCGTTCGTGTTGGCGCGCTTGGTGATGCTGGCACCGGTGAACTGGAAGCCGAACGGGTGCAGCAGCCAGGTCTTGCGCTCCCACAGCGTTTCGACGCCGCCACCGTTGCCGGCGCGGGCCTGGCGCTCGACTTCCACCGGCACTTCGGGCGTCCCCTCGCCATAGCCGAACGCGCCGGAGCCGAACAGCACCGCCGTGGTCGTGATGACCGCCGGATCGCCCGAAGCAGAAGCGGGCATGTCATCGTCGACGATGACGCGCTGGCCCATGAACGTCGGGATCGTCAGCTGGCCTTCGCTGTCGGGGATGTAGTCGATGTCGTCCGCGTCGACCATCTGCTTGTACGCCAGCGAGTGCACGGCGATGGCCGAGAGCTTGCCGAATGCGTCACCCAGGGTGAACACCGCGGAGGTGAAGGCCTTGCGCGACCACAGCGCAGCGGACCCGTCGAAGACCATGTCGCCGTTGTCATTGGCGACGTTGTCAGCCAGGACGCCGAGAGCCGACGAGATCACGCGCTTCTGCCACTGCTTTTGCCAGTAGGTGCCGAAGCGGTTGCGGATGCGCTGCATCGGGCTGGAACCGGCCAGCTCGGTGACGAGGTCCGCGGCGCTGTAGCCCTGGTTCAGGTAGGCGATGCGCGCGCGCTGCAGGCCGGAGCCCAGCTTGCCGGGTGCGGCCATGTCGGCCGGATCGTCGTTCGAGGCGTTCGGCTCGACGCTGGCGTCCAGATCGCGCCAGAACGGAATCTGGATTTCCTGGCCGCCGGTGTCCGCCTTCTGGTCGAGCAGCGGATTGCGGACGACGACGCCCGATTGGAAGAAGGCGGTGTTTTCCGGCGAGTCGACGGCGGCATAGCCGGCGTAGACCTCGGGGATGACGGCGTCGGAAAGACGGGTAGTTGCCATGGTGGCTTATTCCTTTTTTGCGGTGGCGGCCGCGCGCAGGCGCTTGAACTCTTCGGGATTCTTGTTGAAGAGCGCGACGTGCTCGGCCTCGGTCATTTCGTTGAAGGTCTTGCTTGCCTTGCCCCCACCGCCAGCTGCGCCGCCGCCCGACGCGCCCGTGCCGCGAAGCAAGGCCGCCTTGTGCGGATAGGCATCCACCAGCAACTCGATCGCTTCCTCGGTGTCAGCGAGCTCGCCCGGCCGCGCGCGCGAGTAGAGCTTCTCGCCGTTGGCGTCGTAGGCGACGACCCTGCCTCCCTCGACCTTCAACCGGTTCGCGAAGAGCGCCTGGGCGATCTCCACGCCGGCCGGGCCTTCGGCGGCGAACTTCTCGGCGATGAACTTGGAGCGGGCAAACGCGCCGCCGATCAGATGGCTGTCGAGTTGGCTTTTCAGCGCCTCGGCTTCCTGCACGACCGGCTTGTACTTGTCCTCGACGGCCTTGATCGCCTCGGACTTGATGCGTTCCACCTCACCGGCATCGATGAGCTTCTTGTCGTCGTAGTTCTTGACGGTTTCGAGAGCCTTGCGAGCAGCCGCCGGGTCGGTGATGCCTTCGAATGCCTTGAGCGACGATTCGGCCGTCTCGGCGCGCTCGCGGTGGGATTGCGCTTCGCGGTTCAGCTGGCTGATCTTGCTGACGGCACCGGCGGCGTCGAACGGGACTTCCTTCCCGTCGTCGTGCACATACACCGGCTTGCCATCGGCCAAGACCACCGCGCCGTTTTCATCGAGTTTGAGTTTCATGGGGTGGGTCTCCTGGCCATCCGGCCATAGTTCGGTGGGCCATCCGGCCCGTCGCGCCCCTCGGCATCCGCCGATCAGGCAAAGAAAAAGCCGCCCGCAGTTGCCTGGGGCGGCTCAGAAAAAAGAAACCCGGCGCGTGGCCGGGTCGGTATTAGTTGTCGAGGAGAGACTCGGGGTCGAAGTCCCGAAGGTTCTTATCCATGAATTCGAGGCCCGCGATGCTCGCGTGCCGATAGGCGGCGCGCAGCACGTCGTGATACGCGCTGAACAGCACGAGCTGGCCAGCCTCCTTGGCGAGGGTCGCTCCGTCCAACGCGGACAGAATCGTCTCCTCCAAAACTGCTTGGGCCGTGAGCTGCTTCAGCTCTTCATTATTCATCGCCTCGCTCCTTCTGCACACGCCGGGCAATCTCAATCAATTCCCGATGTCGCTGCCTGTCTTTGGGCCACTTCCTTTCGACATACTGAGCGACTTGCTCCGCCGGCATTCCAGCCGGCAGCTTCGAAAACGGGTTGTCGATCCAGCCGCTATGGTCCGAAATCTGCTTTTCCAAGCTTCGGATGCTACTCCTCAACTGGGTAGGGGTCGCAGCAATGTACTGCCGATACGAGCCGTGGTGTGTTCCGCCGCCCTTCGCCTCTTCGAAAGCGCGACCGATTACCTTCGCTCGGACCTCGTCAAGCGTCAGCTCGTTGCCGCGCTGATCCAGCAGGTCCGAGAGAGTGATGCGGCCCGACTGGTACAACGCTGCCCTACCATCGCCGAGCACCTCGTCCAAGTATCGGCGCGGCTTGGTCTTCAGCCAGTCTTCGAAGGACAGCTTTCCGTCGACCGGACCGTCCATCGAGGCGCGTTGGCTGCCGCGGAAACCGCCTACCTCCACGCCGTTGATCACCAGCGGCTTTAGGACCGGCACCTCGACAGACCGGCAGCCCCAATGCAGATGACCGACGCCGCCCTTGTAGGGGATCGAGTGGCCGACGGGCTTACGTTCGCGATCCCACTGCTTCTGGTCGCGGGCCATGCACTGCACCGTCGTGCGGTTGTCTAGTGTGCTGACCTGCCGCACGCCGATGATGATGTCCTCGTTCGCCGTAAACACCTCGCGGCGCGCCTCGTTCGCGACCGACTGGACGCTGGTGTGCACCAAGCTGCGCGCGTCGCGCCGGCTGATGTCGATCACGCCGGGCACTGCCGGCGAGTCGCCGCGGGCCTGTTGACCGACAAGGTTGCGAACGATCTGCTCGGTCGTCTCGCCGGCCACAAAACCCTGCCGCGCCGTGCGGGCGAAGTTGTCCTGCATCCGCACCGCCTGGCCCTTCCACCAGTCAGCGGACGGCGCGCCCATGATGATGTTGTTGGCGTTGGCCGCGCTGAGACGGTTCGGCACCTGCATCAGCGTGATGCCGGCAGCCTCGTTCAGCGCAACCACGGCGGCCTCGGCGGCCAGCGGTGCGAAACCCTGCAGCGACGTGATCTGTTCCTCGGCGATTCCACCGAAACCAGCGTCGATGATCTTGTTGATCTCCCGCAGAAGGGCTTCCCACTCGCTGCGCTTGCTCGGATCTCGCTCGAGGATCAAGGCGCGCAACGCGCGCTGCATCTCGGTGATGCCGATCTGCGCAGAGCGATCCAAGCCGGCGGCAAAGCGAATCGCGTCGATCTGCTGGTCGGTCAGAAGCTCCTGCAGGCGCTCGTTAAAGGTCGCCATTACTCAACGACGACGGGCCGCACAGGCGGCGCCGGTGGCGTCGCGCTCATGCGGCCCTGCTCGTCCTCCCAGGTTCGATCGCTCGGCACCAGACCGGCACGCTTGGCGGCGTCGAAGACGGATTCGGCGGAAACCGACCGGCCTTCGATCTTCGTCATAGTCTCAACGCCTTGCACCGACACCGGGCCCAGCGTCAGGTCCGCACCGATCTCGGTATGGCCGGCTTCGCCCGGAATGTTCATCCACTGCGCCGTGAACACCAGGGCCTGGTCCAGCGCATCCGTCAGCTTTTCGGCCATGGCGGCCAGTTGGCTGACTTCCTTCGACTGCTCGTCTTCGGCCTGGCTCTCGGACAGGGACAGCACCGTCGCCGTCAGCAACTTGGCGCCGGCCAGCTTCATTTGCTCTTTTAGTTCCTCGAGCGACTTGTGGCCGGCCTCGATCGCTGCCCCCGTGTGCTCGACGTATTTCATGTCGCCCGATTCGGGCACATCGATTAGCGAGCCGCTGATCTGCATCGGCATCGGCTTCCCGGTTTCCGGGTCCAGCTGCGGTTCGGCGCCCTTACGCAGCAGCAGCGGCACGCGCGCGGTGTGCAGGATCGTGTCCTGATCGCTCTGGCTCTGCCAGTGCTTCACGTTCAGGTGCGCCAGTTCGAGCAGCGGCGGCTTGGCGGTCATGAAGCCGGTCCGCCCCGTGTAGACCGTCACGATCGGGATCTCAGGGACGGTGATCACGATGTCATCCGTCATCGTCCACTCGCCGTTCACCCGGCGGTACAGGCGGCAGCGCCCTGGTTCCAGCACCCGGATTTGCTCGACGTCCACGGCACCGAACTCACCGTCGGGCTCGCAGATCACTTCCTGGTACCGGAACTGCGTCAGGCGATGCCGACCGTTGGTCAACTCCGTGCGCCAGCCAAGCACCTGTTGCGCGCCGATATGCACCCAGTACGGGCGGACGCCCAGGGCTTGCTCGTCGGCCTGCGTCTTCGCGCCTTCGACGCGCGGGTGGTCCACCAGGATGAACGACAGACCATGGGCCATCGCCAGTTCGAATACATCCGACGCGAATGCGTGCAGGTTGCGACCTGCCATGTCGACGTTCGGGAGCACGCGGTCCTGAATCTCCGCGGGCACGTCGTCGCCAATCACCAGCGGCTTGCCAAACACGCGGCCAGCCATCGAGGCAACCGTCTCGCTGAACGCCGGGAACAGCGTCGCCGTGGCGAGTCGCGCGGCATAGGCCTTCTCATCTTCGAGCGGCCACTGCGGCATGCGAACGGTGCCGGCATCGCGCATAGCCGTCGTCCCGCCCATCAGATCGTCCATGAGCGCCCAATCGGCCTCCATGGCCTGTACAGCCGCGGATTTGGTCGATACGTCGGGCATTGGTTTACATCCTGAGGGTGGTTTGGGTGGCGATCCGCTTGATCACTGGCCATTCGACGTCGACGCAGTACCCGATCGCCGTCGTGATGTGCTGGTATTTGTTCTTCTGGTCCTCTTGGAAGGTCGACCCTTCCTGCAGCTGGACGGTCGCCAGTCCCTTGTCGCACCACTTCGCCGTCGTTGGGTTGACGAACAGCGAGCAGTGACCGTCGGCGGTGCGGATCTTGGCGCGCACGCCGTTCTGACGGTCCTTGATCGCAGGGTGGGCCGGCTTCACCTTGCGGCGGAAGCTCCACTGGTGAGCGCGTAGCACGCCCTCGATGTCGGTGTAGTCCGACGCGTGGCCGTGCTTCTCGCCCGCCTGCCCGGCCGGATCGCCGTAGATTAGGACCGTCTTGTTCTTGTGGCCCTTGAACTTCTCGACGAACTCCAGTGCCGACTGCTTCGACACCGCGCTGGTCAGCACGATCTCGTCGAGCAGATACAGACTCTCGCCCCGGCGCACACCAACCGCCGATGACAGCGGGGTGTAGTTCTGGTCGTGCATCCACATCAGCTGCTCGTGCGGCTCGATGCGCGCGCTGGTGTGGTTGTCCTTGCCGTAATCCTCGTAGATCCGTCCCGATGCGCCTTCGAAGCCGGCCTCGTACTCCTGGCGGTACTGCTTCGCCGACATCTGGCGCTTCGCTGCGGCGATCGTCTCGGCTGGCAGGATCTCCGAGCTTTTCCAGTGGAACAGCGCCCAATCCGGGTCATTCGCCGACTCGGCGTACTGCGCCATGTCGTAGTAGTGGTTCAGGCCGTCCGGCACGCCGATCAGCCAACACCACGCGCGATAGGCTGGACGCATGGGATTGAACGTGTCCAGAGCGGGCCGGATGTTTGCCTCCCAGGCTTCGGCCTTGATGTCGGCGATCTCATCGATCACCCCACCTGACCACAAGATGCCCTCGATCCGCTCTGGCCTGTCCAGGCCGATCAGGTGAATCTCGGTGCCGTTGTTCAAGTAGATGATCAGCTCGGTCTCGGACGGCGCCTTGTGCTGCAAGCTGGTCAGACACAACAGCTTCATGTCCGCCCAGTAGATCTTCTTCACCTGGTCGCGCGTCGGCGCCGCGATGAAGTAGCGCTCGCCAGCGTTCTTCATGCCCATCTTGGCGACGAATCGCTTTGCTCGCTCGGTCTTGCCAGAGCGGCGGCCGGCGGGCACCACGGGGAAGCGCACGCCGTTGCCGACCGCAGCGATCAGCGCCGACTGCACGGGGTGGTCGATCAGCTTGTACCAACGCGCCAGTTCTCGCTGCGTCAGTAGGCTGATGGTCATCTAGTCTGGAAGCCTCGCGGCAATCTCTCGAAGCAGCGCAGCGTGGTCGGTCGGCTGCACCAGTTGATTCTCTGCGATCCCGTAGGACTCGCGCTCCAGGGCGACCAGCGTCTTCAGCGTCTCGGACAGCTTCTTTAGGCTGTCGATGCGCTGGGCGCTTGAAATCACCTTCATGTACAGGTCGTTGCGCTTGTCCTGGCCCTTGTCGTCGTCGGCCCGGAGCATCTCGCCCAGTTCGTGGAACAGGTCAATGTTTCCGGTCTCGGCTTCAAGCTCTTCGAGCATCGCCAGCACCAAGCGGCGGAACCGCGCGATGTCTGTGCGGTGCGAAAGCTTGATTTCGGCGATCGCTGCGGCGCCGGCCTCGACGACGGTACGCTCATCGACGTTGGCGCGTACCGCGTTGCGTACTTCCTGTTTGCGTACCAAGTCATCGGCACGCGCCTGGATCTTCGCTTTGAGGTCTCGCGACCAGTCGTCACGCTTGGCGCGCTTGCGGATCGCTCCCTCGGTGATACCCTGCGATGCCGCGATCTCCCGGATCGATAGCACGCCGGCGCGGTAGTCCGCCTCGATTCGTTCCCAATCCGGCGCGGCCTTGTCGGTCTGCGCCATGCTTGATTCCTACAGGCAATAAAAAACCGCCCCGTGGGGCGGCGCTCCGCTCGCTCGATGACTTTACGCGAGGGTCAGGGTCGCTGCATCGAACGTGTGGGACTGCACCTTCTTCCCCTCGAACCAGACGCAGTGGACGCCGTCCTCCGGCCCCATGCCCATGCCCTGCGAGTAGTCGCCGACATCTTCGACGGTCATCCGCTCACCGCCACTCTTCAGCATCACCACGTCACCCTTGTTGAATTGAGCCATACCCATTCTCCATTTCTGCCGACATTGGCACAAAGGAAGCTGGGCACGGTCGAGCGTCATTCAAGTGATGTAAGGGAAATTCCTACAAGCCCATCCGTCGACGCCGCGATCCTCTGCGGCGCTGGGCCCTGCGGTTCGCGCCTTCCAGCAATGCCGGCGCGGGCGATATATGGAGGTCCGCCGATTTACCCCTCGGCGGCAGGCTGGACCTGTAAGGCGGGGCGTGAAGAGGTTGTGGGGCCGCGTTGGCGGCGGGCACCGGATCGGAGCCAGCATGTGGTGGTCGCCCCGGCGGGCGGGGTGCTGCGCTGGTCGATTTCGGCGGCTGCTCCCACTGCAAAACGTCGCGCGCGGCGCTTGGCGGTGGGACGTAAAAAAGGCCCGCGGGATCGCTCCGGCGGGCCTTGCTTCACTCTTCGTGCAACTTCGGTTGTCGCCATCGCAACAGGCTGACGTGCTCTTCGCCAAAGTAGCGGCGCGGGTTGCCGCACATGAAGCACGAACACGGCTTCGGCGTATCGACGACCTTCCCGAGTTCGTGCACGTCGAGGACGCGCGCGAAGTAGTACCGCCGTGCCTTCTTCAGCCTGGCGCGATGCGCACGCCTCACTGCTCGCATTTGCATTCCAAGCTCCTTTTCAGACGCTGGAGACGCAAAAGCCCGCGCAGTTTCCTGGGCGGGCTGAGTTTGCTACAGGCGTGACAGTACCGCCTTGACGACGATTATCTGTCAGGCCGCGACGCGTTGCAATACCCCGCGCAAAAATTCGCAGTACTTCTGGCGTTCTTCCAACAACGGCAGGAGCCTGACCTTCGCCTCTTGGTAAAGGGCGTGCTGCTGCTCGCGAGTGAGGCGCGGGTTGCGGAAGACTTCAGCGCCGGCCGCAGCGTTTGCGATGTGCACGCCGACTGCAGCGCGATGCATGATGGGCAGCTCGTTCATGCACAGATCGACCTGCTCGCTTGTCTTGGCCGCGATCAGCAAGTCGACGTCTTCTGCGTCCGGGGGCGAGTCTGGAATGCAACCGCGAAACATCGGCGAGTCGCGTCGGAAATTCAGGAACTCGCGCCCTGCCCGCGCCCAGTGGTACCAGTCGGTCAGCAGGCCCTCAATCATGTCGCTCGTATCGTTGTTCATCGCCTGCTTTCTCCCTATCCAAATTGCACCGAACGGGTCGGTCGTCACTGCGCCGCCCGGTCGGGCCGCCCTTCTTGCTGCCTGCTCTTCGCGCCGGATCAAGATCAGCAGCGGGTCCCGGTACCGGCCTGTCTCGTGGATCACGGCATGCCCCGCAACGTCGCGAGGTCGACCACGGTGAAGTGACCGCCAGACAGCCACCCTCCGGTATCGATGAAATGCACGTTCCCGAGCAAAACGGCATCCTTCAGCGGCGTGTGGCCGACGACCACAGCGAAGACGTCCGGCACGCCGTGGGTCTCGCGGCGGTCGATTCGGGCACGAGACCATTGCGCACTGTCGATGACGTGCTGTTGGCGGCCGCGGGTTTGCTCAACCCTCCCTTCAAGCGACGCCGTCAATTCGGCCCAGGTGGGCGTCGGGCAATCCGCGTGCACGATGCCGACGATGCCTCGCGCCGTCTCGACCTCGATGGCAACGGGCAGCGTGGCGAGCGCATTGGACACCCGCACGCGCTCGCCGAACGTGCTGTCGACGTTCCATGCGCCACCGTTCGCCTTGTAGTTGCCGGTGTCCATGCGCCCCTGCGGGTACCGGATTGCCATGTCCTCATGGTTGCCCTGCACGGCGTGGAACCACGGGCGTGCGATCCATTCCAGCGCCTGGATCGACTCCGGGCCGCGGTCGACCAGGTCGCCGACGCTGAACAGCCGATCGCCGGCCGCCGGATCGAAGCCGGCCGCGTCCAGCGCGGCTTGCAGCAGCGTGAAGTGGCCATGGATGTCGCCGACCGCGAAGTCGCGGCCGGCGCTGTTGCGCGCGAAGCGCTGCACGATGCTCATCGCTGCCAAACTCGCTGCAGCGCGTACCAAAGCGTGGTCACGATCAGGGCGCAGAGCCAGAACACCGCGGGCATCCAGAACGGTGCCAGCACCCAGGTCCAAGACCAGTAGGCGACGATGCCGGCCGCAGCGAGCTTCAGTCCGATCAGCATCATGCAGAACGCCACCAGCACGATGAGGCAAATCAGCAGGGGATTCTTCATTCACGCACCTTCGAGATTTGAACGTTGGTCGTCAGCGCCACCAAGGCGCCTTGCGATGCCGTCGCCCGGGCGAGCGCCGCGGCCATGGCCGGCGAGGTCTTCATCGGCGCCGTCTTCCAGTTGCGCGCCGCCGGCGCGGTTGCTTGGGGATTCACGCGCTTTGCTCCAAATCGACGCGAGCCTGCTTGACGATCGCCGCCGCTTGCTGCAACGCGGCCTTGCGCGCGTCGAGCGCGTACTGCTCCATCTGCTGCGGCGTGAAGTAGACGTTGCCGGTGGGCATGCGCTTCAGCGCGGGCTCGGGCAGCGCGGGAAGTTGGTCAGGCATTGCTCGTCTCCATGGTCATTCGGGTGGCGACAGGAATCTGCTCGCGCAGCCACTGTGCGAAGGTTTCCCAGCCGAGGGTGATCGTGTGGCGGCCGGCGACCGGCCAGGTGGTTGCGTTGATGTAGTAGGCGTCGAGCTGTACGCGGATCTCGCCGCGCGTCTGGCGGTAGATCAGCACCGGAACTTGCTGGCCAGCCTGCTCTTGTGCCTGACGCCACCATTCCGGCAAGCACAGCCTGGTAGCGTGTTTGCACTCGACGCTGATGCCTTGGAGCGCCGGGTCGTCGGCGATCACGTCGCTGTCAGCCTGATGCTGGCGCACACGCCGGCGCCACGGCGTGCCAGTGGCCTCGGTCAGCATGTTCGCCACCAAGCGCTCGAAGGTGACGCCCTTGTTGCGGGAAAGCGCGCTCACTTGCAGCCCTCCGTCTTCAGCTTCGCAAGCAGGCCGGGCACCCACCACCGGACACAGCCGCCTCGGGCGTCGCGCTCGTCCCTCATCAGCGCGCCCGCACGGTGCAGTCGTTGCATGCGTGTGCGGACGATCGAAAGCGACTCACCGAGAATGATGGCGACGCGCGGGGTCAGAGCGCCGTACCGGGCGCAGGCGTCCTCGCGCTCCGCTGGAATGGACAGCACGTGCGAGCGAAGGGAGGAGTGAAAAGAGCCCAGGTCTTCGCGGCAGGCCTTCTCAGTCGCTTCGATCGTTGCCTGGTCGCGTACAGCGCGCTGTTCCTTCGAATTGATATCGCTCACGAGGTCGCTTCCTTCAATGCTTCGATCGTCGCCGCGACCTGACTAGCCCCGGCCTGCCGCTCGATGTGCGCCAGCATGGCGTTCTGGTGCGAGCGCGACGGGCGCGCGGACCTCACCAGGCGGACGCAGCACGCGAGGCAGCCGGTGTCGTAGATGCTGGTGGTGGGTGTGCAGTTGCAGGCGTTCATTCTTGGAAACCTCGCGGCTTGCGCTGCGGCTCGGTGCGCGGTGTCGGCGCCCAGGCGTGCGACAGGCTTTCGAAGCGTGTCTGGTCGCCGATGTAGGCGAGCCGCACGCGGCCGGGTTCGCCCTGGCGGATCAGGCCGACGTTGATCTCGGCGGTGCCGCGGTGAGGGCTGTCGGAGTTGTAGACCTCATCGCGGTACAGGAAGAGCGCCGCATCGCAGTCCTGCTCGATGGCGCCGGAGTCGCGCAGGTCGGACGGCATCGGCCGCTTGTCGGGCCGGCTCTCCAAGCTGCGGTTCAGCTGCGACAGCAGCAGGATGGCGATGTCGAGTTCCTTCGCCAGCGCCTTGAGGCCCCGCGTGATCGACTCGATCTGCGCATTGCGGTTGTCGCCCTCGCCGTTCATGAGCTGCAGGTAATCGATCACCAGCAGGTCCAGCCCGTGCTTGCGCTTCACCTGCCTGGCTTTCGTGCGCACGTCGAGCAGCGTCAGCCCGCCCTGGTCGTCCACCCACAGGTGCAGTTGGCGCAGCGCCTCGAGGCCGTCGGTGATCGACGCCCAGATCTCATCGCCGCCCTCGCCTTCCGGCGGGATCGTGTGGGCCTGCAGCAGGTAGCCCATCGGCACCTTGCCGAGGCTGGCGACGTTTCGCTGGTGGATCTGCTGCTTCGGCATTTCCATGGACAACACCAGGGCATTGCCCTCGCGCGCGACGTGGTTCGCCACGTTGAAGGCGAATGCCGACTTGCCCATCTTCGGGCGCGCGGCGACCACGATCAGCTCGCCGCGGCGCATGCCTCCGGACATCTTGCGATCGAGGTCGTAGAAGCCAGTGCTGATCGCCTTCGGCGCCGTGCCGGCTGCCTGGGCCTCAAGGTTCTCGATGAAGAACAGCAGCCCGTCAGCGGCCAGCTCGGGTTCGCTGCCGGTCTTCGATACGGCAAGCTTCTCCAGTTCCGTCTGCGCATGGTCGATCAGCGCGCTCGCCGGCTGGCCGATGCTCTCCCTCGCACGCTCGGCCAGATTTGCCGCCAAGTCGAGGATGCCGCGGCGCTGAGCGCGGTCACGGACGATCGTGGCGTAGTGCCCGATATTCGCGAAGCCCGGCGTGTTGCGCGACAGTTCGTTCAGGTACCGCAGCGTCTCCGGCGACCGACCGCCCATGCGGTCGAAGACGGTCAGCACGTCAGCGGTACCACCCTCCCCGATGATCGCCAGCATCTGCGCGTACACCTGCCGGTTCTGCGGGCCGAAGAAGTGATGCGGCCACAGGTCGCCCATGTGCTCGATCGCGTTGTTGTTCAGGAGCAGCCCGCCCAGCACGGCTTGCTCCGCCTCGTTGGCGTGGATGGCAACGTCGTTCATGCTGTCGCTTCCTCGGCGTGGTAACGGCCCTCGCGGATCTTCGCGAAGTTCTCGGGTTTGCAAATCCACTCCAGGGACGCCAGGAACGGACGACGGTCACGGCCCTGGGTCCGGCCGCACAGGAAGTCGGACTTGCCGACGTAGGTGAACAGCCGGCGCCAGTACTCGAGGTTCTGGTGCTTCGGGTTCTCCGCCCACCGAGCGCGCAGACTTGCAGCCCTGGCTGGCGTCCAGTCGCGAATCGCAGGCGAGGCGGGCAGAAGCTCGTGGTACAGGGCGATGATCTTCTGGTGCGGGCAGACAGAGCGATCAGTCGGCGGAGGCACCAGGTCGGCAGCAGTGCTGTCGACGAACAACCCGTCAGGGTTGTTAATGTCTTGCTCCTGTTCTTGTTCTTGCTCTTGCTCCTGTTCTTGCTCTTGGCTTCCAAGGGGCTTCGAAGAGGCTTCCGAGGGGCTTCCCTGGACGCTGTTTGCGCCCCTCTTCTTCGTCAGGTGGAACGGGCCTGCGTACCGCTCGAAGAACGGCATCAGGAAAGGGTTTTCGGGGATCGCGTCGTACTCGTTCTGCACCCCCTTGCACCGCTTGTCGCTTGCGCTCAGCTCGTCACCGATCTGGAACCGGGCCATCTCGGGCACAAACACGACCTCCGAAGCCTCGTCGTAATGGCAGAACCCTGCTTCGATGGCCCTTTGAAGCCCCTTTGAAGCCCCTTCGATGCCCAGGCCGGTCTCGTGCGCGATGTACATCTCCGGCAGGTAGTACATGCCGATCATGTTGGCGTGTGGTGACGTCATCAAGTACAACGCCACGACCTGCGCTTCCGCGCCGGCCTTGCGCAGCGCCTTGCCTGTCGCACCGATCCAGAATTGGGGGGAGACCTTCCCGTAATCACGCATCGCCGACCACCTGCTTCATGGGCTCGATCGCGCGCTGGTAGAACGACTCGATCTGGGGCGTCCACTGGTTCCGGGCGATCAGTTCGGCGCGCGTGCGGTCGACGTAGATCAGCTCCAGGCGGCGACGCTCATCCCGGTTGATGCCGGAGCGGTCATGGAACTCATGGGCGGCCGGCGACAGCGGAAAGCAGAGCGTGTCGCAGGCCTTCATGGCGCCGCCTTTGCTGAAGTTCGCGTGCGCGCATTGGCTGGAGCCCTCCAGACCCGTCACGAGGCACGGCAATGCCGCCACGTTGCGGCGATGCTGCTTGCTGCGCAGCACGGTCGGCTCTTTCGGCACGACCTTGCGCACCAAGCCAAGGGCTTCGGCCAGGATCTGCCCCAGGCCCTTGGCGCGAGGCTCGCGGCGACGCGCTTTCATTTGGCTGCCGCGGGCCAGCGGCGTCTTGCGGGTGATGGAGGAGCGGATCATTCGTCGAACCTCGACAGAACAGCATCCATGGCCTGGCCGGCGGCGATCGGCGACAGCGCCGGCCACAGGTACTTGCAGGCATGGGCGGACTTCAAGAACTCGATCGAGTCCTGATGGAATGCGCGCATCGTGTCCTCGTCGCACTCCTTGAAGCTGATGGTGCGCGGCACTGGGACGACGCCGCCTTTCGGACCGGGCATCCAGTTCACGAAGCCGGCGCCGAGCTTCAGCCAGTAACGGAACTGCTCGAAGGTCTTGATGCGCTCCTGCGCCTGGAATACCGACGACTCGATCTTCATGTGCCGGCGGTGAAAGCCGCCGTGGCGGGGAATCCACGTGTCGATCTGCAGGATCTCGCCGGAGCCGAGCTTGACGATGCGATTCCAGAACCGGCGCCAGCTCTTCTGGTCCTGCTCGGACAACCCGTCGATCATGTCGAACAGGGCCTCACGCAGCACCAGGCGCTTGGCGTCGCTGGGAAGCTCATCGGTGCGTTTCACGAGGGTGATGCCGCTCATGCTCGGCTCCCGCGCGGCAGACGGCCAGCCAGAAGCCGGTCGTGCGCAACGATGGCGCGAGCCTTCATCGCCAGGCCGCGGCGGCGCTCTTGGCTGGCGCTGCGGGCCAAGAAACGCTCGTAGACGCTCATCGCGTTGAGGAAGCCGGCGGCGGCGCGCGCGGTGGCGTTCGTTGCGGCGGTCATGCTGCCACCTGCTGCAGCTCGACAACCAGTCGGTCGAACTCGGCTTGCCACGCGGCGTGCGCGTCGGTGCCAGCCGGCCAAGGATTGCCGATGGCGCCATTGCCCCAAACACCGCAGCGGGCGGCCTCGAGCGCGTGCAACGCGATCGCGTCGCGGGAAGCGAAGATGTCAGCCATCACTCGGCCATCCCGTGCAAGCGCTCGGCCACCTCGGCCGCCGCGGTTTGCAGCACGATCAGCGCCTTGCCGATCAGCTTCATTTCCTCGTGGTCGACCTTGCCGTCGGCCAGCGCCATGTGGATCGCTGCCATGTACTGGCCGTTCGCCATGCCCAGGCTTACCACCTGCTCGAGCACGCTCATGTCAGATTCGATGATGTCAGCTGACGGCGCGCGCACCAGCAGAAAGCCCTCTTCGTGCGCCCAGGCGCGAAGCATCCGATCGTCGCCGGTCACGCTCACGATCTCGCGCGCCTCGGCGAACGTCAGGTGATGCGTGGCGGTATTCGGGTTCACCTTGCTGTTCAGCACGGCTTGCGAGATTCCCACGCGCGGGCCAAGCGCAGCAGCCCCACCGGGGTACTCACGGACGGTCTTGCGAGCGGCATCGGTCGCGTTCATTGGTTCACCTTTCGAACGTATTTCTTGACAGCAGCCACGCCTACGATTCGGGAATGGAAGTCCAACAACGAATCGAGGGAGGCAATGAAATGAGCGACCTGCGCCGGCAGCTGGAGAACTTGGTCGACGACGTGGACGAGGCCATGCGGACCCGCGATCGACTGCTGGCCGCGCGGCTGATTGCTCACGAGCAGATCAGCGGAGCCAGCGAGGAACTGGTGCTGGTCGTCTTCCGTGAGCTGTGCGCCTTGCGCAACGTTTGGACGGACGACGGCCCCGGTGACGCGGAGACGCTGCACTGAGTCACGCATGCGCGGGTTCCGTCGGCGTCGCTTCGCACGAGTAGATTTCGTCGAAGGTCACGACGTGACCAAGCGTCTTTGCGTACGCAATGATCTGGGCCGCCACATCCGGCGGGATCGTCTGCCCACGCTCGTAGTGCGAGACGTTGGACTGGCTGACACCGATTGCAGATGCCAGGACCGCTTGGGTCGCGCCCAACCGGCTGCGAATGCGAGATAGGTTGTTCATGAGCAAATATTAGTCCGACTGATTCGTCTAGTCAACAGTCCGACTGGTTGCTAATAATTAGCGGTACTCATAAATTGCGCGGATGCCTGCCCTTCCCTTGAACCAAGAACAAAAAGCCGACGCGGAGCGTCTCAAAGTCCTTTTCAAGCGCTGGCAACAGCTGCGGAAGGATGCCGGTCAGCCTGCATCGCAGGACGCGGTGGCACCGCTATTCGGATTTGGGCAAAGCGCACTGAGCCAGTACCTCAATGGGGCAATCCCGCTCAACGTGGACGCGCTGACCAAGTTCGCCGAATTGTTGGGCTGTGCGCCGGAGGACATCAGTCCTGAGCTGGCAAAGACCATCGGTCGCTATGCGATCTACACACCCACGCCGAAGCAAGGATTTGCCGTCGCAGACGAAGGTGCGGTGTATGGCGGACGCAAGTCCGCTGGCAAGGAGCGCGGAACGCTTCCGTGGCCCTTCCCTCGCATTCCAGAATCGCAATTGCGCGAGCTGCCGCCCGCCGACCTGGCTCGCGTTGAAGGCGCCTTGGCGCTTGCAATGGCGCAGTTGGGGCTCGGGGTGCAGGTAACGCCCGTCCTGCTGGCCGCTGAAGCCCAGGCACCAGCTTCTGTCCGCTCGCAACAGCCCGGCGACGTGTTGCCGCCTGGAGCAGCCGCCAACGATGACTACATCGAGATCAATCAGTACGACGTGCGCTTTGCTGCTGGCGAGGGCACGCTCGCATTCGAGGCCAACCCGCGAAACAAGCTGGCGTTCCGCCGGTCATTCTTGCGCGCCGAGCGCCTGCGCGCGAAGAATCTCATCGTCGTCTATGCACAGGGCGATTCGATGGAACCGGTCGTCCCTCACCGGGCGGCGCTGCTGATCGACCGAGGCGCGCGCGACCTTGAGGATGGGGCGAACGGGAAGATTTTCGGCTTCCGCCTAGACGGCGAGCTGCGCGTGAAGCGCCTGGAGCGCCTGAACGACGGCAGCATCTGCGCGCACTCGTTCAATCCCGCGTACAAGCCGATCCACCTGGACGGCAGCAAGGACTTCGAGATCATCGGGCGCGTGGTGTGGATGGGGACTAGGCTGTGACCGCCTAGATGTGAAAAAGCCACCCTAGGGTGGCTTTCTCGTAAGGCCTCGTGGTCAAACGCGAACGAATTCAGCCATGTTAGCCGAGTCCATAAGAGATGATGCAGCCATAGCCTCAGGTACCGTCTGGTCAAGATGGTAGTCGGCCGTTGTGCGATCCGCCTTCATCTTCTTAAGCAAATAGCCGATCTGGCGCGACTTGATCTTGAGTTCAGGTCCTGCAACTGTCGGGTTAGCTAGCCGCTGTATCAACTCCTCATGCATCCCACTTTCACGTAGAACCAATCCAGGGGACGGTAGTGCGTCGTGGAAGTCTTTGGCACAGTGATAAGCGGCGTAGTACGACCTTCCGACAACAGCACGATAAAGCGCTTCACAATCTGCTCGCTCGAGGAGCGTAGCGGCCGTTGCTCGAATCTCAGATGGAGTGATGCTCATGCCGCGACTGCAAAGCTAACCAACAGAGATTCCGGCACATCTACCCCAGATTCGCCGACGAGTTGTGCCAGTTCCAAGTTAGCTTGCGCAACCTCGCTGACGTCGGTGCCGAGCAAGTAAGTGATGTGCATCAGATCGCCATCTTTGCCGCTACGAACTGCCAGCTGCGGCGCATCACCGACGAACATGAGCCCGTGCTCTCTCATCACCCGGCCGGCCAAGTCTGTGAGGGCCATGATGTCCGAGTCGTTAAAGCGTGTCCGCACCATGAACTCCTCCGCCTCTTGCATCAAAGCCAAAGGGAACTCGCTCGAGACTTCAATATGAGCGTCGACGCTTTGGCGATAAAACTTCATCACACATTGGACAGCAATCTTGCTCACCGCCAAGTAGGAGAAGCGGCTGAAATCGCCAGGTGCGAGCACGTGCTCGAGCTCGGCATAAGCGCGAGAAAAGTACCCCAAATTCCCGTACGCAATGATCTTGTGCCCAGCGACGTCAGCCGAATGGCCCAACCTCTCAGCCTTGGCCAAGTTAGCTTCGGCATCATCCAAGTCCCCGCACGCCTGAGCAACCAGCGCTAGATGGAGGTAAGCGGCTTGGGCGTCCGACTTAAGCAGCTTCTCGCACTCTCTGGTCGCCTGCCTTATCTGCATGCTGTCCCTGCTCCAAAGCCTAGGAGCATTGAGGAGGGCGTTCACCCGGGCAGTAACCTCATTTGCGATAGTGACTTTGGCAACGGACATCAATGAACAAGCGCACCCTGGTGAGTTCAATACGATGCACGCAGAGCAATCACGCAACTCGATGCGCGGCCCACGTGCTCGGTCAGGCTCGCAGGACTCATTCCTGCAACTCGATTGCTATTGACACGTCGGTCAACAACTGTTGGGCGAAGCGTACCGCAAATTTGAGGCACGAAGTGTTCACAACGTAAATTTCCCGATCCGTCTAAACGGCGTCGCGAAGGTGCGACTGAACCACGCAAAGCCGCGTAGATCCTAGCAATCGCGGCGACGAAAACGTCGCACTGATCATTACCTGTCTCCATCAGATGGAGTCAGAAGCCGATTTTGCAAATGATTTCAGTGCGTGAGGCGTATTAGCTGCCCAACGGTCAAAGTCGACCGTAAGAGCTATATCGGCATCCCTGCCCCTGGACTTGAGGGCGCATCTAATGTGTGAGGCGAAGCGCCACCCTCAGGCGGCTTTTCTTTGGGCGCTCAAAAAACGTCGGGTCTGAAGTCCCCTCAGGGCGTCGGAACCAAGCCACTGCTTCGTTCTTTTTTATTAGTCCGGCTGTTGACACGCCCAAGCAGTCGGACTAATATTTCTTCATCGCAGCAAACAACTGCGCCGCAAGACCCCTCGGCCCCGCAACCCATGCGGGAGGACGTATCCGCGACGAACACGGGTGGGGATGGGAAAGGAGAAAGAAGTGGAACGGTTCTGGGCAAAGGTGGACAAGACCGGCGCGTGTTGGGAGTGGACGGCAGCCAAGGATTCATGGGGCTACGGACGATTCAGCATCGACGGGAAGCTCTACGGAGCGCACCGCGTTTCCTGGGAATTGGCCTACGGCGATCTCCCCGACGACATGTCGGTTCTGCACCGCTGCGACAACCGCAAGTGCGTGAACCCTGGGCATCTCTTCCTGGGAACTCACCAGGAAAACATGCTGGACATGAAGTTGAAGAAAAGAAGCCGGTCCGGAGAAAGCGCACACCACGCCAAGCTCGGGCCGGCCTCGGTGGAGGAGATCCGATCACTCGCGGCGACGGGAGTGCTGCAGCGGGATTTGGCGCTGAAGTTCGGCGTCAGCACCCGTCAGATTCGCCGGATCTTGAGCAAGGAGAACTGGGCCTGAGCCTGGTTCGAAGCAAGACGCAAGACCGCTCCTTAACCATCGGCGCGCCGGTAGAACCGGCCGCCAACGATCCGATAAACAGTGCGCCCATGCATCGCATGAGACTGCGCGCCAGCCCGACTCCCCTGGGGCTGAAGACAAACCAGGGCAATCCGTCAGGAACCGGAACGCTGCGCTCAATGAGGAGCGCGTATCGGCCTGGCGGGGACCGCGAGAGCGGCGCCTATCGAATGGGGGCGAGATACCCGAGTGCATCCGTTGACGTGGGACGCCAAGCCCACGGTGCACTGAGACGAGACGATTCGGCTGCTGGATACGGCAGCCGGCATCTACCGCCGCCCTGATGGCAGGACGGCGATTCATGCGGAGAAAGATGTGGAGATCAACCAGTTGAAGCAGGTGAAGGTCGACGCCAAGACCCTGAAGATCCACTGCAAGGTCAGCGACCGCTTCACGTATGCGATCGAAGACGCGCAGGGCCAGACGATCCACGAACAAGACGACGGCTACGTGCCGGACTTCATGCCCGGCGAACACTACGGCGACTACGTGATTCTGGACATCGATCTGGACACCGGCGTCGTGAAGAACTGGAAGGCGCCGACGGCCGCGCAGATCGAGCAGGCCATCAAACCGCAAGACGACGACTGAACGACCTGTCCTGCCCCGCCGGCAGGGCCATCACACATGCGCCTGGATAGACACTCGCATAGAACCTTGCCCGGAAGGCATCCCCTACTCACACAGGGCCGGGCGCAGTTGTGATGGTGAGCAAGACGCGCAGGCGATGCGCACGGTGCCCGAAAAGGGAGAACGACCAAGCCGAGCTCAGGGGCCACGCCCCGATAGCGCAAGCCGGGATCGCTTCCGGCCGCCATCAACCCGACCCTTCCACAGGACTGTAATGGATACGACAAACTTTCCGCGCCCCACACCGACGCCCATTCATCAACCGATTCCTACTCCGATGCCGTCGCCTCGCGAACGTCGCGGGTAACTGACATCAATGTGCCCTGGAATCACAAGGGCACCCTCATACCCCGGAATGCAGATTCACCGGCCGACATGTGGGATACGCATGCGGCGGAGCTTGGTCGAACAGGCGCGGGATATGAGGGTGAGCAGGAAACCAGCAGGTCACCGGACTATGTAAGCCGGCCAGCCAGGAACACCACGGCGGTAAGTCGTGCCGCTGGCATACGGGTAGCCCCCGGCCACCCTCACCCAATGCGCCCGAAGCTGCGTCCGCAAGGCCAGATCTGAGGGGTAGACCGCCGCAACACCCAGGCGGGCAGTCCGGTGGAAGCCCGGCCCTCTTCGGTTCCGCGCCCGGCGGGTATCTCCGGGCATTCCCCTTGGAGCACCGATGATCCCGCGATGGCACAGCCCATACCTCGGCGGCGTCCGCTCGACTCGCGCCGAAGCCGACTACTACGACGGGCCCGACGACGAGCCCGACCCTGACCCGGACGCACACCGCTGGCCTCGTCGAGAGGCTGCCATCAAACGACTGACCCGCTGGCGAGAGCGCCGGGCAGCAACCCAGGAAGCAACCCATGAACTGGCTTGATACCGCAATGCTCCTGCTCGCTGCTGGCGCGCCAACGCTGATCATCTGCGCGGCCGCCGAGGTGTGGATGAATGACCGGAAGTGGACGGGAGAAAAGCGATGAGCAAGCAGGCACACACCCGCGGGCCCTGGCAGCAACTGCCCGAAGAGGTCGACAAGAGCTACATCCGCATCCGTGGAACGCAGCTGGGCCGCCGCTACAAGGTGGCGAACGTGCTGACCCCAACGTACGAAGGCGCGCCCGAGCAGGAAGCCGAACAGACGAGGGCAAACGCCCACCTGATCGCTGCCGCGCCAGACCTCCTGCAAGCGCTCATTGAGGTGACTGCTTCCCTCGCATGGAACGCGCACGGCGAGTGCCGGGCGGTTCACGACGGTCCAATCATGCCTTCAAGCCAGGCGGTCGGAGTAGCCCGCGCCGCGATTGCCAAAGCGACGGGGAGCGCGCCATGACCCGACTCGGCGCCACGGCAGCACTCGCGGGCATCGTTTTCTGCGCGCTGCTCACCAGCCGCTTGGACACCGACGCGGGCCTCTACCCCACCCCTGAGACGCAAGTTCAGGAAGCGGTCGCAGACATGGAGCTGCGCGCCGCTGAGAACGCCTGCGGCGGTGACGCAATCAGGACGGGCCGCGGCATCCGCTGCACCCAGGACATCAATCAGGCGCTTGTCGCCAATGCAGGAGTGACGCGATGAGCGCGCAAGCAATCGAAGTGCTGGACGCCCCGAGCAAGATCGTCGAGCTCACGGCGGTGGAGAAAGGCTTGGCCGAACTGCGGGCCGACCTGGCCGGCGTCGAGTTCGACGTCACCACGACGGCCGGCGACAAGGCGGCCCGCGCAGCGCGCGCTCGCTGCGTGTCCATTCGCACCGGTGCCGACGGCGCGTACGAGCAGTGGAACAAGCCGATGCTGGCGAAGCAGCGCGAGATGCGCGCCCAGGTGGCGACGATCAAGAGCGCCGTGCTCGAGATTGAGCAGCCGATCGACGCGCAGATCAAGGCGCAGGAAGCGGTGAAGGCCGCCGAAAAGGCCGAACGCGACCGCATCGAAGCCGAGAAGCTGGCGGCAGCGCAGGGACGCATCGACGCGATCAACAGCTACGCGATCCGCGCCGCGACTGCGAATGCAGCCGGCATCCAAGACCTGCACGACGAGCTGGCCGGCATCGAGCCGGACCTTGAGACGTTCGGCAACCGAGCCGGCGAGGCGATCCAGGCGCGCGACAAGGCGCTGGCAACACTGGTCGACCTGCACCGCGCAGCGGTGACGCGCGAGGAGGCTGCGCGTGTTTTGGCCGAGCAGCAAGAGCAACTGCGCCAGGCCCAGGAGGCCCAAGCCGAGCGCGAACGCGTCGCAGCTGCAGCACTGGCCGAGCAAGAGCGCGTGGCGCGCGAGGCCCGCGAGGCCGAAGCCGCTCGGATCGCCCAGCAACGCGCGGCAGAGGACGCCGAGCGCGCTGCGGCGCAGAAGCGCCTCGACGAGCAGAACGCCGCGGCCGCCGCCGAACTGAAGCGCCAGCAAGATGCACTCGAAGCCGCGCGCCGTGCTGATCAGGAACGCCGCGACGCCGAAGCCCGCGCCAAGCGCGAGGCAGAGGAAGCCGAAGCGGCCGCTCGCCAAGCCGCAATCGACGCGGAGAACGCCCGGATCGCAGCCGAACATGAAGCCGAGCGCAAGCGAGTCCAGGCCGAGGCCGACGAGAAGGCACGCATCGAGCGCCAAGCCGCCGAAGCACGCCAGCGCCAGGAAGAAGCCGAGCGCGCCGCGCGCATTGCCGCCGACACCAAGCGCCGCAACGCATCCGGCTTGATGCACACCGCCCTCACCCTCTGGCGCGCCGCCGAGCAATCTGGCGACGCCGACGAGCTGCAAGCCGCCCGCCAGCTGCGCGACGAAGCGCTGGCCGAAGCCGAATAAGCCACGAAGGACACGAAATGAGCGAAGTGATCGAAATGCAGCGCACGGCTGTTGCCACAGCGCCGGCCACCGCAACGCCGGCGGACCTGCTGCGCATCGCCGTGGAAGGCGGCGCCGACCTCGATAAGCTGGAGCGACTGATGGCGCTGCAGGAGCGCTGGGAAGCGCAACAGGCGAAGCGCGCCTACGACCAGGCCTTCGCCGCTTTCAAGGCCGAAGCCGTCACCATCATCAAGGGTCGCAACGTGACCGACGGCCCGCTCAAGGGCAAGAGCTACGCGGAACTGCACGACGTGGTGAACGCCGTGACACCCGCACTCTCGCGTCATGGCCTGTCCTCGTCGTGGAAGCTCACGAAGGACGAGAAGGACTGGATGGAGGTCACCTGCTATGTCCGCCACGTTGGCGGCCACCAGGAATCGGTGTCGATGGGCGGCCCGCCGGACACCGGCGGCGCGAAGAACGCCATTCAGGCGCGCGCCAGCACGAAGACCTACCTCGAGCGCTACACGCTCAAGGCCATCACCGGGCTGTCCGAGCAGAGCGACGACTCCGACGGCAACACGCCCAAGGTCGATGCCCTCCTCGACTGGATCGCGAAAGTCGACGAGTCGCAGAGCGAGGATGACCTCCGCGCGACCTCGAAGGCGGGCTCGAAGTACTTCCAAGTCACCAAGAACCGCGACGGCTACGCCAAGTTTGTAGCCGCCGTCCAGGCGCGCGGCGCCGCGCTGAAGAAGAGAGCCCAACATGGCTGACACGCTGTTCCGCTGCTCATCGATCGGCAAGCTGATGACCGAGCCCAAGACCCAGAAGGAAGGCCCGCTGTCGGTGGGCGCGAAGACCTACATCCGCCAGCTCGCGGCGCAGGAGATCTTCGGCGTCGACTTCGAGATTTCCAGCAAGCACATCGAGAAGGGCCTGCAGGTCGAGCCGGAGTCGATCGCATTGCTCAACCGGGTGCGCGGCCTGGGCCTGGAAAAGAACGCCGAGCGGCGCAGCAACGGACTGATCACCGGCGAGTGTGACCTGTTCGACGCTGGCCGGCGCCGCGGCCACGATCTGAAATCGTCATGGTCGATCGCCACCTTCCCCATCGCGGTCGCTGATTGCGAGGACAAGCTCTACGAATGGCAGATGCGCGGCTACATGGCTCTGTGGGATGCGGACGAGTGGGAGGTGAACTACGCGCTCGTAGACACTCCCGAGAAGCTGATCGGCTACGAGCCATTCCAGCTGCACGTCGTGTCGCACATCCCCGAGCCGCTGCGGCTCACGACCTGGCGCATCACGCGCGACGCGGAGAAAGAAGCCGCGATCTTCCAGAAGGTGCTCTACGCCCGCGAGTACCTCGCCCAAGTCATCGAAGAGTTTGCCCGCACCCACCAGATCGCCGAGCCGCTCGCGGCCTGATCGCCAACCCACCTCTGGAGCACCCATGCCCCAACTGTTCGGATTCGCGCGGCTCGGCCGCGATGCAGAACTTCGCCACACCGTCCAGGGCGACGCCGTCGCCGGCCTGGCTCTCGCCTTCAACTACGGCCGCAAGGGCGACGACGGAAACCGTCCCACACAGTGGGTCGAAGCCTCGCTGTGGGGCGCCCGCGCTGAGGCGCTGGCCGACCACCTCACCAAAGGCACAGCCCTCAGCGTCACGATCGATGACGTGCACATCGAGACGTACGAGAAGAACGGCGGCGGCCAGGGCGTGAAGCTCGTCGGGCGGGTCAGCAACCTCGAGTTCGCCGGCGGGGGTCAGCAGCAAGAGCGCCAAGCGCCGGCACAGCAGCAGCGCGCCGCGCCGCGCCCGTCAGCGCCACGGCAGGCAAACCGCCCTGCCCCGGCGCCCGCGCCGAACTTCGCCGACATGGACGACGATATTCCTTTTAATTGACGGGATGAGGACATGACTACCAAAGAAATTTGGCGCCTTATCCCCTGAGTCGAAGGGCTGCTGGCATCCTCCGCGGGCCGGCTCATGGTAGTGCCACGGCTCGGCGCTCTGCCAAACGGCGGAAGCCGCCAATACGGCGGCCAGCCCACCACAGGCCAATGGGACGGCAAACGATTCCTTTACGTCCATCGAGGACAGACCTTCAAGGCGCACCGGTTGATCTGCGAGGCCTTCCACGGGCCAGCGCCGCATGGGTCTGTCTGCATGCATCTGGACGAGAACGCCGCCAACAACGCGCCTACGAACCTAGCATGGGGGACGCAGAAGGAAAATCTCAATGCCCCCGGCTTCCTGGCGTACTGCAAAAGCAGAACGGGCGAGGCCAGCCCCTCCCGAAAGAACATCGCCGCACGGCAGGATCGCTTAGCCAATCAACCGATGACGTAGCGGAGAAGAGATCGATAAGAGCCCTTCAGTTCGACTTGAGCAGCCTCCAGAGCAGTCGTGGCGTCAAATATCTCGCCGCACCATTGCTCCAGCAAATTCTGTCGCCCCTTTACTCCAACCTCTCCCGCCAGGATCGGTTCAAGCCAATGAGCCATCTGTGAGCGGGTGACCTCTAGCGACGCTAACCCGGCCGCCACATTGTCAGCGCACTCATTGGGCAGCGGGGCAAGAGCGAGCAACGCATCCAGAGGAAAACTCAACTCGATCCTCGAGTATCGCGATATCAAGCGCTCGAGCGGTTCTCGCTGGATTGGCAGGTAAGAGGGAGCGTCGTTGAGCTCCTGCAGCTCCTGGCCAATACCCACCGCGATGTCGATTATGGGCGTCAACTTGAGCCCGATCTGTGCTGCTGACAAGCGAGCGCGTAAATAGGCATCGTCAGCCGCGGCAATCCGGGAGGATTCCTCTCGTTCGTCCTCACGCTGATGCGCACGCCCTGCTTGCCATAGGGCAGCCCAGACGGCGCCAACAGTGCCGAGTGCGGTCATCACCTCCAATATCGGCACTTGCGCAATGGCTACGGGTCGGGTGGCCAGCAACCAACCGACCACTGCGCCAGCAGCAAGGCCCACGCTGAAATCCACAGCTCTCATCGCCGCTCCCAAGTAGACGCGGCCAATCATACTCATCCCCCAAGGAGTTGCCGATGTCCGGCATCAACTACGTCCCGCTCGCGGTGCATGCCGTGCGGGTGCACCCGGCTGCGCGCTTGCCGGAGTACGCAACCGACGGCAGCGCCGGGCTTGATCTGCGGGCGCTGGAAGGCGCGGTGATCATGCCCGGCCAGGCTGCGACGTTCGACACCGGCATGGCCATGCAACCGCCCCCGGGCTATGCCACCTTCGTTTACGCCCGCAGCGGCCTGTCGTTCAAGCACGGCGTGCGGCTCGCCAACGGGGTCGCAGTGATCGACCGGGACTACACCGGGTCGATCAAGGTGCGGCTGCACAACGACAGTGACTTGCCGTACGAAGTGACGCCCGGCGAGCGCATCGCCCAGGCGATCGTCCAGCCGCTGCCGCGAGTGCAGCTGCTGGAGGTCAACGCGCTGGAGGACACGGCGCGCGGCGCCGGAGGGATCGGGAGCACCGGGCGATGAGCATCAGCAGCCTGACGTTCACCCGCGAGGCCTCGATGATCCGCATCGCCCGGATCCTCGCGCTGCTTGAAGAAAAGCCACGCACAACCGATGAGCTGGCCGCGGCGCTCCCCTGCAACAAGCGCACGGCGACGGTCTACGTGCAGGCGCTGCGCGGCTATGGCCCAATCAAGCGCCAAGTGCACACCGGAGCATGGCGGCGCGAGCCACACACGCCGCAGTGTCCGCTTTCGCCGGTCATCCACCTTGGCGACCTGCCCGATGTTCCGCCGCCAGAAAAGCCGACGAGGGCTGAAGTCGAACGGCGTTACCGGGAGCGCGTCAAGCGCGAGCGTCCAGATCGCTATATGCAGATGCTGGCGTATGCCAGGGCCAGGAGTATCAAGCCGCGCCGCGATCCGATGGTGGCCGCATTCTTCGGCCCGCCGCCATGAACCGGGCCCAGCGCAGGGCCAGCGGCAAGCCGCAGCGCGAGGGATTCAATCCAGCATTCGCCGCGTTGGCGCAGCGCCAGGCCATCCTGACCGCGCGTACCGAAGACGTGACACCCGAGATTCGCACCACGCTGATGCTGCCGGCATACGAGGCGTTGGAATCGCTGGTGCACGGCCGGGCCGAAGACGAAGACTTCATCCGCCTGACCAAATACAACCTGTTCGGCTCCGAGCTCAGCGTCCGACTTGAGCAGCACGGCAACGCAAAAGAGCAGTTCACCGCCGTGCGGCCGGCGTTCCTGGCCGCTGGCGCACACCTGGCCGCCGTGGGCGCGCGCAAGACTCGAACCGATCGCTACGGCGCCACGGGCGACGAGCTTGGCGCCATCCGTGAATCCATTCGCCTGCTTGGCGAACTGCTCGAGGTCGCACCCCAGGGCCACGCCATCCTGGCGCTGCAGCAGGCCGACAAACTCACCCGCGCGAAGCTGCGCACCCTCCGATAGCCACCGCGCCGCGCGCACGCCCGCCGCCCCAAACGACCACTCCCCAAGGAATCCCGACATGGCATGGTTCAAGAACCTGCAGGTGTATCGCCTGCCCGCGCCCTGGCCGATGACGGCCGAGCAGATCCACGAACAGCTGCTGCCGTTTGCCTTCCAACCAGGCGGCACCCTCGAAGCTCAGGCCAAGGGCTGGGTGTCGCCGCGCGAGAACGACATGCTTGCCTACGGCATCAACGGCCAGCTCCTGCTGACGATGCGCAACGAGAAGAAGCTGCTGCCGGCCAGCGTGATCAACCAGTTCACCAAGGCCAAGGCGTCCGACATCGAAGCGCAGCAGGGTTTCAAGCCTGGCCGCAAGCAGATGCGCGAGATCAAGGAAGCGGTGACCGACGAGCTGCGGCCCAAGGCCTTCAGCATGTTCAAGGATACGAACGTCTGGATCGACACCGCGAACGGCTGGCTCGTGATCGATGCGGCATCGACGGCGCAATGCGACGAGGTGATCGAGCTGCTGCACAAGAGCATCGACCCCCTTCCCCTCACCCTGCTGCACGTGAACCACTCGCCCGCCGGCAAGATGACGGACTGGCTGCTGGCCGACGAGCCGCCGATGGGCTTCTCCATCGACCAAGACACCGAGCTGCGCTCGACTGGCGACAGCAAGGCCACGGTGCGCTACGCCAAGCAGGCCATCGAGGTCGACGAGGTGCGGCGCCACGTCGAGGCGGGCAAGCAGACGACGCGCCTCGCAATGACCTGGGCCGACCGCGTGTCGTTTGTGCTCACCGAGTCGCTGGCGATCAAACGGGTGGCTGCGCTGGACGTGCTGAAGGAGCAAGCCGACGCAGGCAGTGCAGATGACGAGCGCTTCGACTCCGACTTCGTGCTCATGACTGGCGAACTGTCGAAGCTGATCGCGGACCTGGTGGCCGTGCTTGGTGGAGAACAGAAAGCATGACGGCCGGCGCGCTGACACCGGGCCTGAATCGCTGTCACGTCGGCGACTGCCGGCAGGTGATGCGCGCCCTCGTCGCCGAAGGCGTCCGCGCGCAGACCATCGTGACCAGCCCGCCCTACTTCGGCCTGCGCGATTACGGCATGGCCGGCCAAATTGGCCTGGAGCCCACCGTCGACGACTACGTCGCACAGATTGTCGACGTGTTCAGAACGGCGCACCGGTTGCTCGCCGACGACGGCACGCTCTGGCTGAACCTTGGCGACAGCTATGCCGGTAGCTGGGGCGCGCAGGGCAAGAGGGAGACGCCGGCGGAGATCAGCCGCAACAGCATCCGCAACCATCCGAAGCGTGCGAGCAACACAGGGACGATCCGCAGCTCGGGCTTGAAGCCAAAGGACTTGATTGGCATCCCGTGGCGCGTCGCCTTCGCGCTGCAGGCCGATGGCTGGTACCTGCGTCAGGGCATCGTCTGGCACAAGCCGAACCCCATGCCTGAAAGCGTCACCGACCGGTGTACGACGGCGCACGAGTTCGTATTCCTGCTGTCCAAGTCGCCAAGCTACTACTGCGACATGGACGCGATCCGGGAGCCTGTCACTACTTCGACGGTCAGCCGTCTCGCGCAGAACGTGGATGCCCAGGCCGGAAGTACCCGCCTGCCCGGCAAGACCAATGGGCCGATGAAGGCAGTCGGCGGTGCGCGCAGCAGGCGCGATAGCTTCAAGCGTGATGGCTCGAAGCGCGACGAGGCGATCGTCGGGCAGTCAGTCGGAACGCATCGGCCGGATCGTGACGAAAGCGATTGGCCGCTGGACAGCCGCAACAAGCGCAGCGTCTGGACCGTGCCCACCACGCCGTACTCCGGCGCGCACTTCGCAGTAATGCCCGAGGAGCTGGCCGAGACCTGCATCCTCGCCGGCAGCCGGCCCGGCGACATCGTCTTCGACCCCTTCATGGGCAGCGGCACAGTCGCCGCCGTCTCGCAACGCCTGGGCCGCTACTGGCTGGGCGCCGAACTCAACCCCGACTACCTGCCCCTGCAGGCGCAGCGCACGCGCCAGGGCGGGCTGGTTCTTCAAACGGCATAGTCATGACCCAACGATTCCCGCCGCCCGGCTACGCCGAGGTGGCTGCTCCGCCTGCGCGCAAAACGCTGTACGAATGCCTGCCGGGCGACACGGTGCTGCTGTGCGGCCAGGTGCTGTACCTGGGCGAGTTCCGCCAGGGCATCGAGTCGGGCGCGAAGCGGGTGCCGGCGCGCGGCAACTACGCGCTGCTGTGGCACAGCCGAGCTGATCACCGGGAGAGCCAGCCGTATCAGGTTATGGCCGCCAGCCGCTCCCATCCCATCACCCTATCCGAGGCTGCCCGATGAAGCGCGACGACTTCACGATGACGCTCGACTTTCCGAACGAGCTGATCATCGACAACTTCGCCGGCGGCGGCGGCACGAGCACCGGCCTTGAGGCGGCGTTCGGCCGGCCGGTGGATATCGCGATCAACCACGACCCGGAAGCGCTGGCGATGCACGCGATTAATCACCCGCGCACCCTGCACCTGCTGGAAAGCGTGTGGGACGTGGACCCCATCAAGGTGACGAAGAACCAGCCCGTCGCCCTGGTGTGGCTGTCGCCGGACTGCAAGCACTTCAGCAAGGCCAAGGGCGGCACGCCGGTGGCGAAGCACATCCGAGGCCTCGCCTGGGTGGCGATGCGCTGGATTGCCCGCTGCAAACCGCGCGTCATGATGCTGGAGAACGTGGAAGAGTTCACGACCTGGGGCCCGCTGATTGTCGGCGCCGACGACAAGGCATACCCGGACCCGGCCAAGCGCGGCAAGACGTTCGAATCGTTCGTGCGCCAGCTGCGCGGCCATGGCTACCAAGTCGAGTGGCGCGAGCTGCGCGCGTGCGACAACGGCGCGCCGACGATCCGCAAACGCCTGTTCATGGTCGCGCGCCGCGACGGTCTGCCCATCGTATGGCCGGACGCCACGCACGGCGACCCGATGAGCCCGGCCGTGCTGGCCGGCAAGCTGCTGCCGTGGGAATCGGCCGCCAGCTGCATCGACTTCGGATTGAAAGCCGAGAGCATCTTCGGCCGGAAGAAACCGCTGGTGGACAACACGTTGCGCCGCGTGGCGAAAGGCCTGTGGCGCCACGTGCTCACCAGCAGGAAGCCGTTCATCGTCGGCGCCGGCGGGCCCGCCTTCAGCGCCAAGCCTGCCCCGGTCGACAGGCCGATAGGAACGCTCACCACCGAGAACCACCGCGCCGTGGTGGCGCCGACGTTGCACGCGCTACGCGGCACCAGCGAAACGCACCTGAACGGTGACGCCGTCGGCGCTCCGCTGTCGACGGTGTCCGCAGGGGGCACGCACCACGCGCTGTCTGCGTCGCACCTGGTCACGATCGGCTACGGCGAGCGGCCCGGCCAGGAGCCGAGGACGCACGACATCGTGCAGCCCGTGGGCACCGTTGTGGCCGGCGGCGTGAAGCATGCCGTGTGCGAAGGCGCTTTCGTCACGAAGTTCCGGTCGAACAGCGTCGGGCACGACCTGCACGAACCACTGCACACGGTCACCGCGAACAGCTTCACGAAGCGCCCGGGCGGCAGCGTGGCGCTCGGCATGGTCGCCGCCCACCTGGTGGACATGGGCCACGGCGAGGGCAAGGACGGCACGAAGCGCTTCAGTCACGGTATACGCGACGTCGAGGCCCCGCTGAACACGGTGACGGCCAGCGGCGGCACCAGCGCCGTGTCGGCGGTGCACCTGACCCACCTGACGCACCATGGCGAGCGCGCCGGGAACGACGCAGCCGAACCGCTGCGCACGATCACCGGCGCGCACCGCGGCGAGCAAGCCCTGGTGACCGCTTGCCTGGAACAAGCCAACGGCGGTTTCTACGACGGCGACGGGCGCGCAGCGAACGATCCGCTGTCGACGATCACCGCCGCGGGCAGCAATCAGCGCCTGATCACCGCCTACTGCGTGAAGTACTACAGCAGCGGCGGACAGTGGCAGGGCCTGGCCGAACCGATGCACACGCTCCCAACAAAGGGCCGCATGGGCCTCGTGCAGGTCGTGCAGGTGCCCGCTGATTGCCTCGCGCCCGACCTGCGCGAACGCGCAAAGCTCTGCGCTGACCTGCTGCACCGCTACCTGCCGGAGCACTTCCCGACGCCCGCCGACCTGGTGATCGTCGGCGACTGGGTGCTGGTGGACATCACGCTGCGCATGCTGAAGGCGCCGGAACTGTTCCGCGCCCAAAGCTTCCCGCGCGATTACGTGATCCACGAGATCCCAGACCCGAAGCTGTTGTTCGCCGGCGGCGTGCAGGCTGCCGATCCGCTGGCCGTGCCGCGTATCCCTCTTACCGCCACCGCCCAGGTGCGGATGTGCGGCAACAGCGTGGCCCCCGTCCAGGCCGAGGCGCTCGTCCGCGCCAACTTCGCCCACGAATCCCTGATCACCCGCCGCGTCGCCGCATGACGGCCGCCGGTCATCACCGCATTGAGGAAAGCAGCATGACCATTAACACCACCGCTCGCTGGAAGCTGGTTCCCGACGAGCCGACCCCCGAAATGGTGCGCGAGGCCCGGCACTCGATCGACTGCCCCGTTTCCGGGTCCGATGATCCGGCCGACATCTACCGCGCCATGCTGTCGGCAGCGCCCACCCCTACTGCGCCCCAGGATGAGCGCGCGCTTTTCGAATCGTTTGCGAAAGCCGATAGCTCGGGTGTGAAATTCGAGCGCGACGAAGACGGCGACTATATCGACATGGCCGCCGCGCTGCTCTGGCACGGCTGGCAGGCCCGCGCCGCACTGCCCGCCCAGGCTGTCGTCCCTGCGCGCTACACCGATGCAGACATGCTGAAAGCGCACGCTCAGGGCTTCAAGCACGGCGTTCGCAAAGCGCAATCGGCTGTCGCCACGGTAGGCGATGAGCCGGTGATGGAGATCATGGCCGACATGGAAATGAACTCCACGGGCGGCATGCATGTGGTTCGGATGTTGAAGCCCGTCCCGGCCGGTAGCCTGCTCTACACCCGCCCCGCGCCCGCACAGGCCGCCACGGCCGGGGGGCACGAAATCTGGGCATGCTGGGTTGATGGGGCTGACCCCGACAAGACATGGCCGATGTTCGTTGGCTAT